AAATAATAGTTGAACATGTAAGTATTCCTTACAAGTTGAGTAAGAGAGGTAAGTGGTTACCTCTCTTTTTTGTTTCAGTTTGCGTGAGTGACTGTTGCAAAAATTGCAACAGTCACTCTGACTTCCTTTTTTTTGTTTTTACATTTTCAAAAAGTCTTCTATATCTATGTACTCAATACCGAAATTCTCCGCACATTGTTTGTCGGAGTCCGAGAAGTCACCTTCTTTTCCGCTAGCATCACCTATCATTATCAGCTCACTTTTCTTCCAAGAAGAATACGACTCAAGCATTCCTGTATTTGGCTTTCTCATTTCTATCTCTGCATGCGATGGGCAATACATAGAGTTGACGAAGATATTTCGTCCGGTATGATTGCGAAGATATTTTTGCATAAAGCTTTCAATAGCCTTAATCTTGCCGATAAAATCCTGTTCGTCAACAAATTGAGGGATGCCTCCTTGGTTTGAGACTATTTCAACATAGTAAAGAGTAGGGAATGCATCTACAATCTTATCCAAAACCTCTTTACGGATTTTGAAATCTGTTACATCTGTAGGAAAGGTGTTTCCTGATATAGTTGTAATAATCGTGTCGTCTAAATCAATGAATAATACTTTTTTCTTGATTAAATATCCTTTTTCTGTCATAATTTTGCTTTTTTTCTATATTGATATATTAATATCTTTATCTACGAAAATTAAGTTTGTAAAACACAGTTGTTTCGGTGTGTCTCACCATTTTTATTACAATGCAAAGATACGACAAAAAAGATGGCTTTGCAAATAAATTAATGCAAATTTTAAAACGTTATCTGTTTTTAATGAAATCATTAACAATTCTCTCTATGGTGTCTTGCTTGATAGCTATAGGGGCATCACCTTGATATTCTATCACTTGGTTGCCGCATTCCTTCCAAAATAGGTTACTATTGATGCGTTCGCCATCTACCAAGATCCAATCCGGATGATGTTCAAACGAATGCATATTAGTTAGCGGAACGAGAATGAATAATTTATTCTCCATCTTGTTTACGAGTACCGACAAGTCATTATCATCAAATGTAATGATAACTCGATTTTCATTCTCAGATAGAACGTTAAAATCCTCATTAAAACGTTCATAAAGGTAATTTTTGATTTTCGAACAACTCATATTCTTGTAATTTTATAGGAGGGCAGATGGAAAAATCCAAGGTCTGCCCACCAAGTTAAACTTATAAGGAAATCTTCTATAATATCGACTGACAGAGCCATCCCATAAGATAGCATGGTTCTTCGCCTTGCATATCTATTCCCAGATGGTTGCATATATGTGCTACTACATGAAACATTTCATGTGTGAGACTATTTATATACTCACCTTCAGAAGTAGATTTGCAAATGAGCACAACACTTGTTTTCTTTGAAACATTTGTGTATGTCAATCCTTTGTTTGAAGAATCGGTTGAAATGTGGTCGTATGCATCCAATAATGGTTGCCCCTTACAATCAATGGAACTTAGTAAGTCCATAGCTTCGTCAACATCTTCTTGATTAGCTACATGACATACAATCACATTCCAATCGTATTTCTCCAAGTAAATTTCTTGTTTAATCATAATACATCATCCCATGGAATGCCGATACCATTATGGTTGCAATCGGCATAAAATCTATTGAAAATAAATCCGTCCGCTTGGTCTGGGTCATCCACCATATCCTTAATGAATTGAGCCAAAGCAGCTTCGTCCTTTAAAGAGGACTTAAAGAAATCGGCTCTAGCCATGTTTGCGACATAGACGAAATCGTAATTGTCGGCATTCTCCAACTTTACGTTATTGACTTTAAGAAGTTCCTCGACTGTATCTTTTTCTGTCGGTTCAACTTTTTCGAGCTTACCAGTCGTTGCGTTTGTCTTGCGCATTAAGGTAATAGCCCAATCGCACATCTTTTTATTGAAGTGCCAGCCATTGTAGCGAAGGTATGCAATCATCCCTTCAGGCTTCATATCGTATGCGTCAAGTGGTATTTTGTATCTTCCCATAATAAAAGCTTTTAAAGGAGGTGGAGATTTCTCCCCACCTCAAAGTGTAATACTAATAGCGATAACCGCCACCTCTGCGACCACCATGTCTTTCACCATAGCGGTCATCATCGTCATCCCAATTGTCTCGGTAATCCGGCATTGGGTTTCTGTGACCCATTCGTCCATACTTGTCATCCCCCATTTCATCAATGCAGTGCATGAGTTTACCACCATACTTAAGCATCTTCTCTACAAGTTCTGACATTTCATTTACCTTGTTTTCGGTAATTTCTATCATGTATCCCATAATGATTTACTTTTTTGTATTAACTTTTTCCAAAGCCACTGACAACATAGACTTAATATCGGTCAAAGTTCCCTTCATTCCGCTAACCTCGCTTTTGAGGTTATTGATGTCTTCTTCCTGTTGTCTGTCTTTGGCTATTTGTGGATTCAATACGGCACGCATCTTTGCGCACTCTTCCATAACCTTTTTGTGGTATGGCTCGCTTTCCACAATCTCCTTAGAATGCCGATACATAGCCTCAACTTCCGCATCCATAGCTTCACGGCTTTCAGAAACCACGAGGTTTTCCGAATTTGCAATTTGCATATTGGATGGGAGTTGTTTGAACTCCATTTGTTCATTAGGCAATTTTACGACAACATCAACGGTAGTCTCCATTGGTTGTGGGTTGAATTGCCCAGGAGTATATGTTGGGAACTTAGGTTGTGGGTTACTGACCGATACAACCTGTCCGATTTTAAGACTTGGGTTTTCACCCTTGTCAAGCACATAGAATATGCTGTTAGGTCGAAGTCCTTGAAACATAGCTTTGTAATGTTAATTGTTAAACAATACCCGTCATTAGCTGAAGGGTGTTAGTATCTCGCTCGAACCAAAACTGATAAACTCCAGTTCCTGCAATGTCGGCTACCGTCAAAGGATTGCCGTTGAACTTAGTTACAGCTTGGGTTACGCCATTGGTCTCGAAAAGGATTGGCAGCGTATTTGTCGTACCAGTCGGAATAGCTTGATATAGGTTCACAAAGATAGTTCCCCTATAGTTAGCATTCACGAAGGCGTGGTTTCTGAACGAGAAAACGACATTTTCGGTGTTCACCACCACGCCTGTAGATGCGATAGCTGCCGAGCCGTTACGATTAACCCATGCAAAAGGTCTCATCCATAACATAGCAGCCTCCTTTCCTAATTAACCCCAAAAGCTTGCATTGTTGACACCATTCAGACCATATAAGCCTGTTTGCCAAGCAACGCAATTTGGAACAGCAGTAAATGGACTGTAGCTGGTTGTAACAGTTGATGGAAGCTTACACTTGATACCATCTACCTCTTTTTGCAAGCCAGCCAACATAGCGTTGACAGGTGCCATAGCTTGACCTACAATCTGCGAAGTCATGGCAGAAGACTTATAAGTTCCATTCTCTTCACGAAGATGGTCTATCTTGTCCTGCATATCTCTGAGTTCTGCTTGGCGTTGGCCATTAACTACGGTCTGAGTACTATCTTTAATAGCATTCAAAATGTCGCATGTCTGACCTTTAGTTTCGAAAGCAACATTAGAAAAACCTCGTTCCTGACTTACGGCTACATTGTTGATGGCATTCTGCAAAGTGCCAGTCTGCTGACACATAGCCAACTTGACGTTTCCGTCCATAGCCGTAATATTGTTATTTACACGGCAGCAGCAATCAGCGAGTTGTGATGCAATCTGCATGTTACCTTGCTGAAGAGCGTTGATGGTTTGCATTCCGCTCATTCCTACTTGGTTGCCCACGTTCTGAACTTGGGTTGTCAAGGCAGAGATTGCTTGTTGAATCTGTCCTTCAGTACAATTGAGCTGAGTAGCGAGATTACTGAGTGCATTACGATTGCCACCGATAGCATCCATAAGCAAGGAACGACCATAGTCATTGTTGATTTCATTGGCAAGACCTGCGCCATTGCCACGACCACCAAAGCCGAAACCATTACCGCCCCAACCACAGAAGCAAAGGATAAAGAGCAGCCAAATGAACCAAGAACCATCGCCATTGCCGAATCCGTTATTACCCTTCATCGCAAGAAGAACGTTTGGGTCAACGCCTCTCTGTTGGAGCAAAGGAGCTATCAAGCTCATCATTCCTCCATTGTTACCTGAACCCTCTGGATTAAAAACATAAGTTTTTGATGTCTCCATAAGAATAATCTTTTTGTGTTAAACCTTAATTAAACTAACTCTATGTAACGTTACGGCTGCAAAGTTACGAATAATAAGGATAAGATAAAATAACTCTATCAAACTTTCTTTTAATCACTAATAATCAAGTAGTTAAGGTGATAGGAGGTAATGTCATACTTCCGGATGCATGGAAATCAAAGGCTTGTTTGCAAATTCCGTTTGCAGAAAACGAAAAATGCAAACGGAAATTAAGCACGCACAAACTTGAAACCAAATTTTTCAGTATAGTATTCCTCTTTAGGGTGTCTTTTTGTCTCGGAGTCATAGCAGAGAATAAACGGCTCACCCTTAGAGTAGAAATAGTTATAAGACTTTCGCAAATACATCTTTGCATTCAAAGCCTTTGGGGAGAGCTTTCTTATTCTTAACCTAGTTTCTTGAGGCTTACCCGACATTACTCTAAGTTCATCCATTTTGTATTGCATGTGAAGTTTTCTTCCTTTGCTTGCATATCTTTCTTTATTCCAATAGTCTCTTAGAGACTTGTTTCGTTCTTTACGAATCCTATTTATCGTTTCTATATCGTGTTTCAAGCCAAGCTTACTGACTTGTCCTAATATTGTAGACTGAGGAATATTCGTTACTTCTGAGATTTCTCTCGCTGTCATCGTTTGGTACATGTCGGAGATTTTGCGGATAGTCTCATTATTCAATTTATTGTCTATTTTCGTTCCACCTAAAATAGTGATATACTTGTATAATGTATGTAAGGTTACACCAGCAGCCTTGGCTACTTCCTTTCGTGGGTAGTCATTGATGTGGACTTTGATATAGTCCATCTGTTCTTGTGTTAATCTTCTTGGCATTCTTCGTCCTCCTCAAAAGAAAATCCGTATTTGTTCTTGTAGAATTCTTCATCCATTCTGCGAGTATTCCGGTCATAACCTAAGATGTATGGTTCACCTTCAAAAGCAAAATACCCATACTTATTTATAAGATGGTACTTGGCATGATATGATTTTATCGGCATTTCTGAAAATTTGAATTTCGTCTGCTGCGGAATACAAGATATAACTCGGAATTTCTCCATCTGCATAGTTCTTTGCCAGCTTTTCACCCTTTTGCCAATAGTTGCTTTATCATATGCTTTTTTTAAGTTAGCCAAACTATTCTTTTTAAGTCTTTCGATAGTTTCTTCTGAATGAGTAAGCTTTAGCCTTTTAGCAGCTTTGCCTACCGTAGACGGATGGCATCCTACAATTACTGCAATCTCTCTGACCGAATGGTCAGAATAAAGCATTGTGATTTGCTCGTCACGCTTCTTGTTGGGTTGCGGAACAGGTCTTTTATGTTCGATTTTACAATTGCAATCATGTAGAATCTTATACAAGAATTTCACGCTGACACCCATTCTTTGTGCCAACTTGTATCTTGGTCGTTCATTTATGTGCGCCTTAATAAAGTTTATTGTGTCTTGTTCTATAACTTTCATTTTTATTCAGTTTTTGTGGTGTGTCTCACCTGTTTTTTGCAAAGATAATGAGATTTTATTGGCAGAGCAAATATTTTAATGTGTTATAACTTAGTTTAAGGAAAAATTTAATTATTTGCACAAAAATTAATTGTGCGGTTTTCTGACTCGGCTATTTCCACATTATTATATATAAATAGCTATCTTTGCAACAAAAAACACAAAGAAATGACAGCGGAAACTATTCAATTAATACAGACGGGAATTAATCTTCTTTGTGCATCGGGTGTAATCTCAACGCTGCTGTACTATAATAGTAGAAAGCGAAAGGAGGCGGCACTCGCATCGCAGGAAGAGAATAAGACTATTTCATCATATGCCGATGAGTGGAAGGCTCTCTATGAACGTTCCAACGAGTCGGTCGTTAATCTTAATAGTAAAGTAGATGAATTGTATGAGGAAATCAACCAATACAGAATTACGATACGCAATCTTAGGGACGAGAAGAACGATTTGAAGCTTGCCTTGCATGAGGCACAATGGAACAGATGCATCAAGGATGGATGTCAACTTAGAACCCCACCAAGAAAGCGAGAATCCTTAGAATCGTTGGTTGAAAATGAAGAAGATGCGATATATCGTGATAGGGAGGATTAAGTTATGATAAAGTATCTGAAATTACTCATACAAGTTAATAGCGGACATTCAAGCAAGGCATTCTTCTTAGTGTCCGTGACCTTGATAGGTTTCTTGATGCTCTTAGTTGTATGCTTCATCTTAGTGTGGGAAGTGGTGACTTATGGGACGATCAAGACCGATTTGATGGGGTTAAGTGCATTTGTTGGTAGTGTAGCTAGTTTGTTCGTCACGGCTGGCATTACCAAGACGATAGGGGAACGTGGCGAACATCAAAACATAAACGACAAATAGACTATGGCAGACTCAAGTATTTTACAACCATTCATCCTCTCATTCGAGGGTGGATATTCTAACAAAAAGAGTGATAGGGGAGGCGCAACGATGAAAGGCGTGACTCTAGAGACGTTCCGTAAAGTTTATGGTGCTAGTAAGACTGCATCGGACTTGAAGAAGATAACTGATGAACAATGGCATCACATATTCAAGAAATATTATTGGGATGCTTGCAAGGCTGACCAAATCAACAACCAGTCTGTGGCTAATCTCTTGGTTGACTTTGCTTATAATAGTGGAGTAAGCAGAGCCGTACAAAAGATTCAAACTATCGTAGGAACAAAAGCTGATGGCATCATGGGCAATATGACCTTAGCTGCTATCAATTCATACAAACAAGGTCAATGGGCGTTGTTCGATAAGCTGAAGGTGTCACGAATTGCCTTTCTCAATGCGATTGTGAACAATGACCCAAAGCAAAGTGTGAACCTGCATGGATGGCTTCGCAGGGTTGGAAATATACAATACGGAAAGCTCGTATGTAATACCGGAAAGATAATCACTTGGTAATCTTACGAGACACAGGCTCAACTAAGGCATTAGTAAGACCATCATTCTTAATTGGGTGGTGGTTTTTTCTTCACTTTTGAAATTTTGAAAAAGAAAGAGTAGGCGAAGAAATCGTTCCTTTTGGTTTTATTTGTACCTTTGCACTCAAAAAGGAGGTTGATATGGAGCTTAGATTTGATTGGTGGCGTTGGCTCGTTACCATATTGGTAGGTTTCTTCATCATGCTGATGATGTACGGATGCCGGACAACAAGATATGTAGAAGTGGAAAAGGTGGTGCGAGACACTACTACTTACGCCCATTGGGACTCAATTATCAACGAAAGGGTCAAGCTTATTCGGGACAGCTTGCTATCTTATCATTGGAAGCAGACCGAAAAGCAGGTTAAGGATTCCACTTACATCAAGGATGAGGTCAAGACAAGGGTAGATGAGAGTGGTAAGGTGCTAGGTAAGGATTCTACTCATATAGAGATTAGATACAGGGACAGCAAGGAATTATCCAAGGTTCGTGATAGCCTTATTCATTATAAGGAGATAGCAGAGCGAGCGAGTATATACAAGGCTCAGAGGGATAGCCTAAACAGAGAATTGAGTATCGCCCAGACCAAAAAGGAATATATTGAGAAAGACTTGGAGGGATGGGATTTGTTCTATTGGAAATTCGGTATGATTTCCTTTTGGGTCGTTTCCTTGATGCTGGTTACAATGATTTTCTTTCTCACGGTAAAATATAAGAAAAAGTTATTTTATTAGGTTGGTTTTTAGTTATTAAGGTTTTAGATTGGTTTAAGGTAACAACTTATGGAGCAGCTGCCAGTGATGGTGGTTGCTCTTTTTTTTGTCTTGAAAATGCCTTAGAGTGTAAAATGTTAAAATTGCAAGCGGCTTAATGTATTTGTAGTTTTGTATACGTAACTAAAATTGTGTTATGTGTTAAAAATGCGCAATTAGAGTAGAATAATACATTAAAGCTCTTGCAGTTTGAAAATAAATTAGTATCTTTGCAGCGTGCTTTGTTGGTGCTGACACGCTTACAAGAATCAATAAGATTTTCCGTGGCGAAAGCCATACCACGATAATCCTTACCTAGATTTCGGTGTCAGACGAATGAAGGGTAAGGATTTCTTTTTAGAATCCTTGTTTTGAGTCGAAACATTCTTAGATTGCTCTAGGTTAGCAATGGGCAATAATTGTTGGAGTAGGCGAAACACAGATAAGGTAAACAAATAAGGAATTTATGGGAAAGCATTATTTACACATACGTATGGACTTGGTAAAGAAGTATACCTATGGTGCGTCATCGCAAGAAGTGAAAGCGCACAAGGAGACTCTTTGCTTTGCCATTTGGTGTAAGATGCAACGCAGAAATTCTGTAATATTTAACTTAACCATCAAGGATGTAAAGAAAAAACTCGGTGTAGGCTATCCAAAGGCAAGAAAATTGCTAAAGGATGTCAAGGAGGATGGACTCTTTACAGAACTTGGTAACGGGCGATTTATCGTGAATACGTTCCGTGATAAAGAAAAGAAGCCCAATAAAAAGGGCGGTCGCTTTCAAGGGGCTTACGTTTGTCGTATTCCTATTAGTAAGGACTATAAGCTAAAGGAGTTATATTCTATAGTCAACAATATTTTGTACACATCGGTTATTAGTGGTGCTCGTCAAGACTGTTTTAACGTTGGCAACAATGATTGTGCTTGGCATCAACTAACTACTAACTCGTTTGCAAAGGTTGTGAATATGGGTCATGGCTCTATATGCCGAATCAAGAAGAATCTTATCTGCGAAGGTAAGATTAAGTCCACGTATGCGGAAATGCACATGGCAGATGATAGAAACGAGGGAGAGATGGAACGAACATTGCAAAGGTTTGGTCGTAGGAACTTTACGTTTAACGTAGGTAACCTGCACTATTTAATTATACCTTGCTCTTACTCTTTTGGAGACCGAGAGACTTCTATTGCTATCAAGCACAGAATCTATGGTTATAAATTGAAGGGACATCGAATGCAAATAAAGGAAAATGGCACAATAGGAAATCTACCTGATGACTTCTATGGTGGGTAAGTTCTATTTTGGACATTTTCATATTAGTAGTTAGTTGGAATAAGTATAGGAGTCTTTAAGAGGCTAACGTGTTCCTTGATATATTACGTGTTATTATTATATATACGAGATTATGAAGAAGATAGAAGAAAAGTACTTGGAATCAGAACATCAAGTTAGAGCTTATGATGTTTATCTGAGTTCATATCGTGTGAAAGGTGCAAATCGAGTGTTGGCTTATAGTCGATTGTATGATGGTGACAAATTCATTCGTGACAACTTCCTGGTCAACGAGCAACAAGCCGACAAAATAGAGGCTATGTTTGACTTGGTTAATAGAATATTGGAAACTTGTAAGGATATAGACTTGTTTACGATTCGTGTTTCAAACAAAACTTTTGCGAATTTAGTGAAGAATGCTGACTTTGCGGAAGAGTCTAATCGCTACTTTGGCAATATATCTAGATTTAAACGTCTGCTTGGCAAGAGGGAGGTGATAATTGTTATTCCCAATTGGTGTACCGCAAACAAAAAAGATTATGCTATTGACGAAATGGCAAAGGATTTGTATGCGAAGATACCATCTTCCCGAGTCTTTTCGGGTTTCTGTATAAAGAAAAATTGGATAGAAAAGGGCTTTATCGAAGATTTGTGGGACTTGTTATGGAAAAACGAATGGAGACAGAAAGATGGAAACTATTGTGATGATTGGCGAACATTGGCAGGTGCTTACAACTCCGTTTTGCGAACAGGCAAGAATGCAAAGTATGGAAAGGTTCAACCTAAGAAAGAAGAAACTGTTGTGGAAAGAAAAAGGCTTCTTCCAAACTATATTTGCTATACAGATGGCAGCTGCGATAACTATTCCACCCATAAGGCAGGTGGTTCTGCGTATATTGTTGTGAATACATCTACAGGTGAACTTGAAAAGGTCAAGACACACCATTGCTTGCATACTACCAATAATAGAATGGAGATGTTAGCGATAATATCAGCCGTTAATTATTGCCCGAAAGGTTCTGTCATAGAGGTTCGAAGTGATTCCAAGTACGCATTAAAGATGTTCCGCTATACAGATTGGGAAATAGGCGCAGATATAAAGAACACAGATTTAATCAAGTTGTATCGTAAGTGTGCAAAGGATAAGCTTGTTATTTTGACTTGGGTAAAGGGACATAATGGCGATGATTTGAACGAGCAAGCGGATTGCTTGGCTTTTGGTGCATATGAGAAAGCATTAAAAGAGAATGGCTTACCAATGGCTCCTGAGAAGTATCGTGCTATGAGACGAGGCAAGCAGACGGTGTTTGAAACAGATAATTAAAGATAAATTTGATTTATTATGAAAGAGTTAAGTTTTGATAAGCTATACGTAAAGTTTAGCAATTTATATTGTGAGTATCGTAGTAGAAAGCAATTCTTGAAGTGGTTGAAATCCTCAAAGAATCTTTCTGAAGAGTTGTTTGAAGTAACGCCAAGTGAAGGTGGTTCGTTTGACGTTGTGTTGTCTTTTGAAGAGATAAAGGATGTATTCCCGATTATGGAGAATTCATTGCCTAAGTACGAAAACGATATAAAGCAAGTTCTTTTGGCTATAAAGGAAATGGGACAGCTTGAAGTTGCAAAGATATGGCATGAGGACGATTGGGGTGATGGCTTTGTAGAGGATTTTTGTAAAACCCATGATATTTAATGAAGATACGGACGTTTGAACTTTGTGCCGGATATGACTCTCAACTGATGGCTTTAGAGCGGTTGAAGAAGAAATATTCTGATTTCGATTACGAGTGCATCGGATGGTCTGAGATAGAGCCAAATGCAATAGCTTTGCATAATGTTTGCTTTCCTAGTCTATCCGGCAAGAACTTTGGTGACATGACCAAGATAGATTGGAGCAAGGTAGCCGATTTTGACTTGCTGACATATTCAACACCTTGCCAGTCTGTTTCGCAAGCCGGAAAGCAGAAAGGAATAGAGGAGGGAAGCAATACACGTTCCTCTATCCTTTGGTTCACAAGAAACGCCATTATTACCAAGAGACCGAAATACCTCTTGATGGAGAATGTAGAGGCTTTGGTTCAAACAAAGTTCATTGGGTTCTTTAATAAGTGGCGCAAGGAGTTGGAATCCTACGGATATGTTAACTATGCTAAGGTGGTAAATGCAGCCGACTGCGGTGTTCCTCAGAACAGAAAGCGTGTCTTCATGCTCTCTATACGAAACGATGGTGATAAGATAGATTATCATTTTCCGAGAAAGACAAAACTAGAGAAACACTTGGTTGATGTCTTGGAGGAAAATGTGGATGAGAAGTACTTTTTTAGTGATGACTTGCTATGTAAAGAGAAATTTGTATCGAATGAATGGAAAGAACCTATGAGTGCAGCTATAAGAACTCGTTCTGAGGGGAAGTGGATAAAAGGCGAAAAGCATAGTTCAAAGGTCGAACTTGGAAAGAACATAGCCAATACCATTACATCTGCGAGCAAGGACTCCTTGGTTGTGCTTGGAGAGACAAGGTTGCGCATTAGGCGTTTGACTCCGAGAGAACTCTTCCGCTTAATGAACGTTGACGAAGAATACATAGACAAGATGCTTGAAAGTGGAGTGTCGAAGTCAAGTCTTCAAAAGGCTGCTGGAAATTCGATTGTCGTAGCTTGCATGGAGAGGACATTCAAGGAACTTTGGTTTTCTGAGAGTAATGTTAAGGTCGCTGATGATGGTCAGCTATGCTTATTTTAAATATTGACGATATGATGTTTTTAAATATTAACGAGAAAAAGGAGAAAGCAAATGCTATCTCATACAAGATAGATGAGTACATCTGGGGACGAAAGGATTTTGTTACCGATTGCCCCTATGGTGAGAAAGGCAGATACACCAATGCAATTAATAAAGTTGGTGATTTGGGGTGTAATACTTGTGAATGGCAGGTAAGACATGACCCAAGTACGCAAGTTGTGATGTGCTCCCATCCAAAGGTGTAGAAGAGCGAGATTAATAAACTTTTTAAGGATATGTGATATGGATAAGGAGAAATTAAAGAATGATTACGAGAATGCTTGCAATGCTTACTTGAAGGCATTCTGTGAGAAGCATGAATTTTACGGATTAGATAATCCGGAGACATTTTGGATAGGTGACCAAGTTGGAGGAATAGCTAATTGTGGCGATTTGACTTTCGATATGGCTACTATTGTAACAGATATTGAAAAGGAAGCTCCCGAAGAAGAGTTGTTGAAGTGGTACGATTATACTATTGAAGCTAGAGAGTTCAATTTGCCTGTTCCAAACTTCGACCATTGGCTTATGGGGTGTCCTATAACACCAAGTAAATGGTTCGAGATTATGCGAGCAAAGCGCAAGGAATTTGAGGACTTGTTGAAACAAGAAAATGAAAGGTTGAAAAATGGAAAGAAGTAATCTTTTTAATCATTTGTTGAGGATATTTGATGAAGGTCTCAGTATGAAGACTACCGAACTTGAATATGGTACACTTGAAGTTACTGTAGAGAATCGAAGCCAAGACAAGAAAATCACATTCTTAGCAAAGGGTATGGAGGATGCCAATCAGAAAGCAGCGGAATGGCAGGTTGGACAAATGCTCTTGAATTGCGATGATTTCGAGGAGATTGTTATGTTCTTGGCTCAAAGAAAGAAACTTAAAAAGGAAATGTCAAATGGATAAGAATTTTAGAAGTTGTTTTTGTTGCGTCCATTTCTTGGTAATACAAAATACAAGTATAGGAAATATTTTGAAATGCAAGAAAGGTAGCACTACGAAAGTACAAGGGAAGCGAGTGACAGAAATCGCTGCAAGATGCAAAAATTACAAAGCGTGGGGCACACGTTAAAGAACATAGTAAGATAAAATTAAGGATAAAGGTAATTGGCCGCATGAGTATTTGAGAAAGAGAAAAATGTAAAAAGTTTAAAATAAATGGTAGAAACTATATTAAACAATTAAAATACATTAATAATATAAAGAAACACATTAAAACGCTTGCATGTTTCGAATATTCTTTGTATCTTTGCATTGCAATTAAGAAATAAAGGTTATTAATTTGAAAAGGTGAGACACACCATAAAAACTGGGAATGATGACAAAAAAGGAAATAATAAAACAATGGTTGGATGAGCCGAAAGTGAGATATTGTAATAATTCTAATTTCACTTTGGGTTATGGTGATGGCTGGGATTGGGTTAAAGATGTTCTACGACCAGCTATCACGAAGAACGCTATGTTTCTCAGATTCTTGGAGTATGGTTTCCGTGAGATAGAAGAGTTTTTGAAATCAAAAACCGGAAAACCGAGCGAAGAGGATTGTTCCTTGTATTCTGTTGGATATAAGGATGGTGTCAATGATGCCATGATTGCAATTAAGAATAGATTTGAAAATTTAAAATAGGAGGTTAAATGGATTTAGGAAAGGCGATTAAGACAATGAGGGTAAGCAAGGGCTTGACCCAACGACAACTTGGTAAGGCTATCGGTTGTAGTGAGACAAATATGTTGTTTATGGAGACCGGAAGAACGTTTCCACGTAAGAGTAAGATTGATGCAATATGCAAGGTATTGGAGATTCCGATGTCTTATTTGTTGATGTTCTCTATTACACCGGATGATATTCCGGAAGATAAGCAGAGTTTGTATACAAGCATCGTTGAGCCGATGCGTAACGAATTTATTAGGGAGTTGTTGCGATGAAGAGATGCTATTATTTTGTGGCTAAGTATGTCAAGAATGGCATAACACGTACATGTACAGGTACACAAGAGACGATTGATGGCTATTTTGATTTCGTCAGTGCTGGAAATTTTATAGCACAGAAACATAATGTTGATTCAAAAGACGTAATTGTAACTTTTTGGTCTGAGATTAATTCAGTAATGTTAGATAAATATAAAAAGCATTAGAAAGCATAAAAAATGGTTGAATTCGAGTATGAAGGCAGTATCATTTGGAAAAATTACGATTTCCATTTTATGCCTTGTGTAGGTGATAAAGTCGTGATTAACAATCTTACATACAAGATTAAGTCTCGTGTGTTCAAGTGCCAAGGAAAGACAGTTAAAGTTGTTTTAAAAAAGGTTGATAATGAAAATACGAATAGTTAAATATGTTTGTGCCGATGGAGTAGAAAGAGGTATCTTGGAGTACCGTAACCATTGGTGGAAGAAGTGGAAGCCATTGCATCAGGACGGAAAGTTGGCTTATGTTTCATATATGGGAACGAAACCATATAAGTCATTGCAGGACGAGTGCTTTGATGTGCTAGGCTTGGATAATGAGCAGATAAAGGTTCGTGAACAGATGTTCCATTATATCTTGGATGCCGAAGAGGTATACATTGGTGCAAGAATTGGTAACGAATATCGTATCGGCTATGATGTTGATAATGATGAGAGTTTGGAAACGCTTAGGAATTTGGAGGAATAGTTATGTTCGGAAAGATTTTTTCGGTTAAGACCGATATTGTATATCGTAGAGAAGAGAGTTTGAATCTCTTCGATGGCAAGAAGAAACTTGATAAGGTGGTGTCCGGTCGGGTATTCAAGGAGCAAATCAATTTCTTTGGTTTTACCATCAGAACAAAGTTTTTTTATCAGATTTGCTGTCCACAAGTCAATATGAATGATACTCATGAGGCTTGCACATTGAATCGGGTCGAGGATTTGGTGAGAACGGAGTGCTATAATAAGGTAGTAGAATATTCAAACAGAAAGCATCATGCCTAGTGTAAATTGTTTCCGAAGAGTCTTATTGAACGTAGGTGGTAAGAAGATAATTATCAGTGTTCCGAATGGAATGACCGAAACAGAAGTAAACAAGGTTATGGTTATTACTAGAGGTTATCTTCAGCAATATGTCTATGTTGAAATGGTGTTGGCAGAGTGCTTCATGCAGAAAATCGAAAAGAGTATTCTGAAGAAGAAATGCGTTAGGTTTGAAGTTAAGAAGAAGTGGGTAGACTGCAAGAAGAACCTTCGCAAGGTGATTAAGTATTATGACGCTTATGTTCCTAATGCAGATTTCAATAACGAATTCGCAATGACGTTCTATGACAAGATTAGTGAAGACTTGTACAAGTTGCGAGATAAGCTTGCGGTGAGGTTACAGAACTTAGGAATTGGTGAAAAATCGGGAGTTTATGCGAATGCAATCATCCTGTACAATCTGACCAACCTTTGTTTGGGAACTTACGAGAATATCATCCGTAAGCTGTATGAAGATTTGCATGTTAACTTAATGCAAGCGTTCAAGGATTTTGCTCCTATCTTGGCCTTTGAAAATTCTTATGACTTCATGGCATTGGTGATGGATAAGGATTTCAAAAGATTGGCTGACCATTTGATGACAAAAGAAATTCTTTCTTATTTCGATAAGGTAAGAAAAGGTGTCTTTGACGAACAGACTTTGAATGAGGCGGCTATCAACGCAACGGAAGACTTGAAAGACGATGAGAAGGATTTGCAGAAAACTTATATCGGAATTAGTGACTTTATGAAGAGTGACTATCCTTTGGAGAGTGTGACATCTAAGAAAGCAAGCTAATGAAAATCGAACCAAGTGAGTTCTTGCCTATAGGTAATGAATTTCAGAAAATCTTCGGAATAAGCTTTGGAAAATTCATTGATATGCGGTTTCTTTTAGCGAGAAAAGAGTTAGTCTTCAATCTGCTGAAGTTCACAGATTGGCTTGAAGAGTGCTATCCGGATGAGTGTTCCATTGATGGAGTGAGCTATAATGCTGTTGTCGAGCGAAAGTTTGGTAAGCGAGGTGTTAAAATGATAAAGAAGCTATTGAAATGAAATACCCACGTGCCAAAGCCGTGTGATGCCTTGCGTGGGGGCATGATGATAAACTAGGAGTCGCACGGCTTTATTTGAATGTTTCATAACTACAAATAGCCTGTCGCTAATGGTTGTTCCCTTGGGCAGGGAGATAGTTAATACCGCATCGTAAGATGTGAACACTTAAAATTTGCCGACAACCATTGGCACTTTAATTATAAAACAGGTGAAAGTTCTTGCCGATTTCCTTGCATATATGAAAGAAATTTCGTATCTTTGCAAGTGAATTTCGGTGAGACACACCTTTCAAAAACTGGTTAAAATTTAAGAATATGATTTCATACAAGTACAAGCTATATCGGACGAAGAAGACGAAGCATTTGGATAAGATGCTCCGTGAGGCTTGCTATGTTTGGAATCACGCTCTTGCCTTGCAGAAGAGATACTATAAGCTGTATCACAAGTACATTCCAAGATTTACTATGTATAAGCATTTCTCTAAGTGTTATAAACCAACATTGCTTAATTGTCAAACAGTTAGGGAGGTGTTGGATAGATTGGATATATCTTACAAGCGTTTCTTCAAGCATGATGCGAAGCGTCCACCAAAATTTAAGAAAGCAATAGAATTTGGTTCATTTGCCTTTCAACAAAATGGCTATTCCCTTAGTGGAAACGAGTTTGTGATAAACAAGATAAAGAAGTCATTTAAGTTCTCTCTGAGCCGTCCCTACGATGGCAAGGTCAAGAGGGTGTCGGTCAAGCGAAACAAGTTGGGCGAGTACTTTATCGTCCTTTGCTTAGACAAGCAAGCCGAGTCTTACGGAAAGTCACATGATGGTGCATCCGTGGGCATCGACTTTGGATTGAAGAAGTACATGACTTTGAGCGATGGGCGTGAGATTGATAATCCTCAGTTCCTTAAAACTGACTTGTTGGAGCTTAGACGCAGGTCTCGCAACCTCTCGAAGTGCAAGAAGGGCAGCAATAACCGCAAGCGCAAGAAGCTGGAGTTGGAGCGATTGTATCAAAACATCGTGAACAAGCGTTCCGATTTCCAGTGGAAGATGGCGCATGAGTTGTGCAAGCGTTATGACTTGATTTGCTTGGAGGATTTGAACTTGGAGGGAATGAAGCGTAATTGGGGACGCAAGATGTCTGACTTGGCTCATGGCGATTTCGTTGTGAAGTTGGAACACGTTGCGAAAAAATATGGCGTTCAGGTTCATAAGATTGACCGATTCTTCCCTTCGAGCCGCCTTTGTACTTGTGGTTATAAGAATGATAAGCTGTCATTGAGTGATAGGGTTTGGACTTGTCCTATTTGTGGTGCAGTTCATCCTAGAGACCTCTTTGCAGCTGAGAATATACTTCGGCAGGGCATTGCCGAATTGGGTAGTGGTAGTAAGCCGTCCGAGCAATCGCAAGGGTGCAGCCACGTTAGTCACCCAACAATTCCTTGCAAGTAGCGAGGAAGTATGTCAAACCAGGTCACTGGGGAGGTGTTGACACCAACAAGGGTTTAAATCCCTTGTCATCCACTAATTTTAAAAGGTTAAATTATGAATGAGTATTGTGAGAATTTGATTTCAAATGGAGTTCCTAGCTGGATAGTAGAGGAGGCTTATAAATTTACAATTGAGCCTTTGAAATCAACAGAAGGCTTGGTAGGAATTGATAAGGAAAATAGTGAGCTATATAGAAATGTCATTATCGCCGCCTACATTGAGGGTGCTAGTGCTACATTGGAAAAAGTGCAAAGATATTATGGCGGTGAGAAACATAGTTAGACAATGGAACGAGGCAACAGGAGGATATTCGTACCGCTTCAAAGGTGGAGATATTTTCCTTCGCTTGGTAAAGGCTGATGGTATTTATGAATTGCGTAACCCTATAGGTTATGGTGTTCAAGTAGTCAAATGCAAAGACTTGGATGAAGCAGATGCAAAAGCCAAGGAAGTGCTAGAAGCTTTTTTTGAAGACAAAGTTAACATAAAAGTTATTTGATTATGGACTTAGAAATGTTGATTGATAAGATAGACTTTAGTCAAGGTGCAAGGCAGATAGCCAAGCAAGCCTTGGAGTTGGGAATGAAATACCAAAAGGACGGTGCTTGGCATCCGGTAGAAGAATTGCCTGAGTACAACAGACGCATTGTCGGTCTGACTAAGGTTCGTAAGCGTTTCAAGCATCTGAATTTCTTAGGCGAGGAATGGTGGAATAGGTTCACGAAATCAAACGCCATCTATAAATGGGCTTATGTGGATGATTTGATATGATAGTAATCGTAGAAATCCATAATGCTATTTTGTTTTAAAGGTTTGCCCCATCACTATATATAATAATGTAGTGGTGGGGATTTTTTTGTTAACGTCAGCAAATTATTTGTTTGTATCATTATAGAGTGTTAAAAGATACAAGAAATACATTAAATAATTTGCATATTTCAATAATTCTTTGTATCTTTGCATTGTAATTAAGAAACAAGGTTACTAATTTTAAAATGGTGAGACACACCACAAAAACTGTAAGAAGAAAGTGGAAAAGAATAATGTTTATGTAGAGGTGTTGGCAAAGATTGCCAGCCTCATGGGTAGAACAAAGGAGTCTATCCAGATGTCGTCTTCAAATACTCATACGAGTATTACGATGTTTGCCGAAAATAATAGCAAGATTATTGGAAATTGGTATTTTGATGCTTCCGATAGCAAGGAGTTGGTGGATGCTACCTTCAATGGTCTGAAGGCTTTGGTTGAGTCTCTTGAGCACAATAAGAGCAATGACGGACAAGCAGCGTAAGTACATAGAAAGTCTTATCAAGAAAGTGTTTCGTAATGCAGATTCGCAGAGCGAAATACTTTCCAGATTGGATAGGGTTAAGATTTCAAGCCATCAAGCTTCAGTAATGATACATGCATTGAAGTTAGAGTGCAATATCGGTCGCTCCGTTCCGGCATATATGTTAATGGCAAACAATCTAAATTCAAAAATGGATGAGTTCTTTAGTATATTAGGGTACGATGAATGACGTATTCTTTAAGAAGAAAAGAAGTTGATATGAAAAAGGTAATTATGATAATAGCCGTTGCCGCCATTTTGGTAGGTTGCAAAGGTAAGGGTACAAGAGTCCAAATCTCGGATTCTGTTGACAAATTCAAGGTCGAGAAATTGTTTGTCGTGGATAGTATAACAGTATACAGGTTCTATGACCAAGGAAATGCTATCTATTTCACTAACCGGAAAGGTAGGGTAGATGCGACCCATTCCGAGTACAATCCGGTTACTCACACATACAATGACGAGGTTAACGAAACTTTATGTGAAGGAGACTGAAAAATGGAAAAGAGATTAACTAAGGAAGAGTTCCTTAAGGACTTATGGCATCCTGCTAGCGAAATGCCTGATAAAAATAGAACATGCTTGGTAAGAGTTGTTTATCATCCTAATCATGGGATGTTTCAAGATGAAGAAAGAATAGAACAATCATCTTTTCACGATTTTGGATGGTATGATTACGATTTCAAATATATTGGAACTAATTATGATATTATTAGCTGGCTCTATATTAGTGATTTACTTCCAAAGGAAGGAGGTGAACAATGACTAAATGGTACTCTGCAAAAGAAGCTCCAAACTACGAAGAATGGATTCTTACAGAATGGTATGATGGAGACGATGGAGGTCTTAAGTACGAAGCTGATTATCTTTACTCTTTTGTTTATTGGAAAGATTATGTAAGGAGAAACAACATCACAAAGTGGTGTTATATTAAAGATATAAAAGATTAGGTATATGAAAGTACTTAAGAAGATTTTTGGTGAGCATCTTTTCGATAATCGAAATAAAGGCTTGTAGTGTTAGTCCGAATTTAAAGAGGAGGTTTGATTATGAAATTATCTGAAATAGAATTAGATTTTTTGTATGAGAAATCTGCCGAGTTGTTTAGAGATAAAGTAAAACAACGAGGGGAAGATTATGAACATGATAATAGATGCGCTTGCCCTGAAGCAGTTCGCAGAACTCATCTACGAACTCTTGCAAGAGAATCTATAGAAGATGTTAAGATTTTAATTGAAGAACTACGTAATAATGGTTATGAAGCTTAATAAAATGGTTTTTGACGATAAGAAAATAGAAGAAGCTGCACGACTTGACGATAAAGAATACTACGATAGATTATCGGATAATGATAGATGCTTCTTCGAGTATGGTTTTAGACGTGGATATAATCGAGCTTTGAAGGATTTGTGGCATCCTGCTAGTGAGATACCAAGTGAAGGAAAACCTTTAATAGTAGAGTATAGTATTACAGATACTATTAAAGATTATGCATCATTAAAGAGGTTAAATAATAGTTATGTTTACTGGGATTGGGTTTCTTATTTTGAAAGCGCAAATATAACTCGGTGGCTCTATATTGATGATTTACTGCCAAAGGAAGGAGGTAATCAATGAAAACATTTATCTTTGATGTTATGCTCAACGGAAGATTTGTCTGCACGTTAAAGTATAAATATTGTGCGCTCTTCCCGATAGATTTTGAAGATTTAGAAAAGTTCGTCCTCCAAAAGAGACCTACTTTGAAAGGTTATGATTTTAGAATTATGTTTTAAGGAGTAAAGCGTATGTATTTTGAATATAGAATAGTCAAAATTGAGAAAGGTTTGTTTCTCATCGAGTATAAGACCGCTCCTTATGGAGTTTGGCATGAAGTAGATAAAAAGTTCAAAACTAAGCCAAAGGCAGAAGCTTGGGCTAGAAAGAACTTAGTTTAATGAAGTAAAGCGTATGAATGGATTGTTATCAATGATTGGTATGCAAACTGAATTGGAATACCAAATGGGTGATGATTTTCCTTTCGGTGTTCCACGTATCAGATTTAATGTTCCAAATGGCAACATTCCATCCGATAAGCAGAAGTGCCAGCCAAAGGCGCAGCATGAGTTCACCATCAAAGGTATTAAGATTATGGCAGCTTCAAAGAAAGATGCTATTAAGAAGTTTAATCATCGTAAAAAGTAAAGCGTATGTTGTACGAAGCAAAACAGGGAAGTAAGGCTTATGAATACATTAAGAGTATTCTCGATGCTGAATTTGAAGAGCATCAATCATACATGAAACGAGTAGAAGAAGCCGTTGGCTTCGAGTTTGAGAAGTATCAAGGTTATCAGCCTAACCGCAGTCTGCTGCGAGAATATGAAATAACCGCCATCTGGATACCATCCGAGCGTTTCGCCACGCTAGATAAAAAAGTATGGAGAAAGGTAGATAGCAAAATGCTAGAGGATGGCTATTATGTAGCCGTAGCGCCTAACAAGCGATATAAGCAGGGCAAGGCTGTCGCCGCCGTACTTGCATCCTACAAGGCTATCACCAACCATTTCAAGATATTGAATGAGTTGGGCATAGGGGATTCTCAAAGTGGTTCTATCTCCATCACTCAGCTTCTCCGTCACAAAGACCGCATTTTCGCCTTCTTCGATGATGGCATCCGAGCAGAGAAATGTAACTCCGATTTCAAGGAAATCACGATAGGTGAATATGAGGATCTTATTAATAGCAAAGATTAAAGCGTATGGCACAGAAATATATTGAAGATGACTTTGTGATGACAAGAACAGAGCCAAACAACTTTACACCAAATGGTGTTGTTTGTAAGTTTGTTGACTATGAAACAATAGACAAAGTGTTATTAAGAACGATTAATGGCATTGATGAATTTATTGTAGAAAAAGGTCAGTTTGTTCCTATTCCTCTTACCCCATCCATTCTAGAGAAGAATGGATGGGAACATAAGGACGATATATATTTCAAGGAATTTCCACACCGAAAGCTTGTAATCATGGATGAGAATGCATATATAATCAATGAATGTTGTTCGATGTTTCTTTGTCCAGCCAAGTTTGTTCCACAACTCCAGCACCTTCTCTTCGGTCTTGGTCTTAATCACAAAATGGAGGTGTAGGTATGGATGCAATGTTTCAAGTTTGTAAATATTGCAAGCATGCAAAACCAACTGAAACAGATTTACTTTATTGCGAGATTTGGAAACGGAAGGTATGTGAGCATGAAAGTTGTGACGGAGATTCTGAAAACTATTTTGAATAAGTTTATAACGCCTTCAGACATAAATAAATAGTAATATGAATGCAACAGAAGCAAAGAAGACGCTATTTGAGATTAGAAAAAATCTTATTGACGATAAGCAGAAGCATGCTATTTGGTTAGCAATCAAAGCTATTGATTATTGTATAAGATTGAGGAAAGGATATTAACAGATAGTAATATGAAAGCAAGTGAGTTGATAGAGCATTTAAAATCTTACATTGACATCACGGGTGGAGATTGTGAAGTACTTGTATTTGATAAAGCAGATATTTCTTGTGATATTAAGAATACTTCTACAGATGGTGATTATATATTTCTACACATCATCTGATAAATATACAACGAAGACACCAGAGTAAATAACTATCCCTTATGGGATATAAATATAAGTAATATGGTAGTATTGTTAACGATTTTAGGAACTATCTTTTTGATAGTTAGTGCAATATTTTGGTCAGAAACGCCAAAGTTGAGAACAGTAAGTATTGTAATTGCGACAGTGGCAGCAATACTTATGACCTTATGTTATGTAGGCTCTGTGCTTGCACAATATATGATAGAATTTACGAAATAATTAACTAACCATCCTGCAAGGGATATAAATAGAAGAGAATATGAAGGAATTAAGAAAGAAAACATTTAAGAATGGTGTCGTGTATTGCCTTCAATTAGAAGATGGTTTCCTTGTTGAAACGACAGATACATTCTTGCCTTATTACACCAAAGATGCAATAGGCAGACATCAGAATAAGCTCGACAACAATGAGCTTGGCGACCGCACGGAACGTTGGATGATAGGAGTATCTACAATGAGTGGGTGTCCAGTAAGATGCAAGTTCTGTGCTACAGGCAACATGAAACGTTATCGCAATCTTACGGCAGAAGAAATTGTTGAACAGGTTGAATTTGCCATCAACAAGGCAGGTGCTGACCCAAGCAAAGCAAAAGAGTTTAAGATTAACTATACTCGTATGGGCGAGCCATTCCTCAATATTGATGCAGTCAAGGATGCTATCCGCATTATTACTGAGAAATACCCAAATACTCATCATTACGTATCAACGATTGGCATTAAGGGAAGCGATTTCTCTTTCATTAAGGGAAATATTACGTTACAGATTAGCTTACATTCATTTGATGATGACAAGCGTAATTGGTTGATTCCTTACAAGAACAAGATGACTATTCAAGAGTTAGGTCAGATTCGCACAGAAAGCAATCTGAAGACTACAATCAATCTTACACTTGTTGACACTTCCGATTTTGATGCAGAAAAGCTGAAAAAATGGTTTGATAAGGAGCATTTCTTCGTGAAGTTGTCTCCTATTAATGTGAATAACATATCAGAGAAAAATCACCTCGGCAATGGTGTTGTAGAAGGAATTAATTTAGTATGAAAAAGGGTATTTTCAGATATAGAATTATCACAAATCTGAATTGCAACATGAACGAAAGTACAGGAGTAAACGGAAATTGTTACTTCTGCTACCAAAAGTTTAAGTCACCATTGCGACTGGATTGTGATAAGATGGAGGAAACTTTGAAGAAGGTTGGTGTTCTGAAAAGAGCAACTATCATGGGAGGCGAAAGCTTGCTCAATCCAGATTTGGTAAAGATTGTAAAGATAGTCAGCAACTATACATCTGATGGTATCTGTCTTGTTACAAATGGAATACTGCTTAATGAGGACATCATCGTTGCATTGAAAGATGCCGGATTAACTGAGGTTGCTATCAGCGTGTCTTCTATCGAACAGTACGAAAGACGTAGAGATATGGCACTTCTGTGTAAGGAGATTATTCCAAACACAAGAATAAACATTCCTAAGTGCAAGGAAAGTTTGAATCCACAACTACTGAAAACAATACTATCAGATGGTTTCTATAGCATTGTATGCGAAGATTTACAGGCAAGGTATGGTGAGATAAGACTCCCAGATGGTTCTGTAAAGGTTGGTGATGACGGATATGGATTCTATGATTACAAGTGGAATGGACATACATTTGGAGTATTTGGCAATTATGGGAAGTACAACAGAAGCGATATTATCATAACTCCTCTTGGAAATTTCTGTGATTGGGAAAAGTATTGCAAGGCCGTTAAGAACAATGAGCTTGTAAGAAGAAATAATCATATTGATGATGACAAAATTGTGCATTGATTTCGGAAGTGGCTATAATCCAAAGACCGGATATAAAACTTGCGATATAACAACCTTTCCACAATTGGACTTCCAGTATGATGGGAAAGATGAGATAGTCGGACTTAGAGAAAAATCAGTAGATGTATTCTATCTAAGAAACGTTGTTCATCATATCCCAGATTTACAGAGAACCTTCACAACCTTGAAGAAGTATCTGAAGGTAGGTGGAAAGCTAGTTATCATTGACTGCAATAAAGGTCATTACAAGACAAATGTATTTCTTGACAATTTGTGGTATAGATTTGTTGGCAACAACAACGAAATCTTTATCAGTAAACAGTATAGAGATTACATCAATGTTTTGCTCAAGTTAGGCTTGAAGCAATTATATTATAAATCATTTAAAGAAAAGGAGATTACTAAGTATGAATGCAATTAAGAATCAATTGGAAAAGATGGGTTACGATTATGCAGTAGCAATCGCAACTAAGGCTGAAATTGAGAATGGAGCTGCTTGTGGTCAGCTCGCTATTATTTGTGAGTAAGTAATTAATCATCCTCTCCATGTGACAGGTGGAGAGGGTAAAAAGAAAAGATATGAGATTAAGTGAATATAAAGCAGGTACTATCTTAGTAGATATTTGCGGCAAAGTGTTTATCCATGATGGTTTTATCAATGCTGATGGATATGGTGTTATAATTGGTGAGGATTCTGATGGAATGATTCAGAAATCAAATGGTATTGGTAACTGGATGAAGGAAGGCTTCTGTAGAGAAGCAACTTCACAAGAAGTCAGTGAGTTTTTCGCCAAGGTTCGTAAAACACAGAAAATTATCAATTACTAAGGATGGTAAAAAGAAGAGAATATGGCAGACATGGAATTTGGAAAATGTGATATTTGTGGCAAAGAAGCTGCTTTATCACGTACATATTTCAAATATAGAATAGGTAGTTGTGAGTGTTGTGGAAGCAAATTGCGTGATGGCTCAAATGGTCATTTTGAGGTTGTGCATCATTGCAACAAATGCGTTCCTCATTTACCTACAGTTATTCATCCTTTATTTAAGGCTTTAGATGGTAAAGTTTATAGAGCAAATGTTACTAACGTTTTACCATTTGAAATTGAAGGTAAATACATTATCGAAGAACCAGTAATCAAGGAGGATAAGCAATGAGCAAGATGAACGTTAAGGAGTCTCTTTTAGAAGTTGTTAAAAGCAACAACCTAGAGATACTTAAAATAGATTTATTCAACGATTTTGAGTTGTTCGTAAGAGAAGGCACTAAGGAACGTAATGAGTATTGCAAGACTTATGCAACATTAGACGATTTGGATTTTGATGTAGAGGCTTTCTTGCTTAATGATGAAGTACGTGGAATTGTATACTGCCAAGATAAAGACACAAAAGAACCAGTGTGGATTGAACCTTGGAGTGACGAATGCTGTTCTTGGTGGCAGGTTAGTAGAGTTCCAAAGTTCTATAAAGATAAATCTTTAGTAAGAAAAGTAATTTACTAATTAAAAAGTTAAAGAATTGAATATGATAGGAGATATAATATTATTCTTAAAGAAATGGTGGAAGCAAAATATTACTTGTCACCATGAGTATGTCTATAAAGAATTAGGCAGAATCAATTTTGAAGAGTGTCGAAAGTGCGGAAGAATAAAAAAATACATAGGTTAAAATTGAGGAAGGTAAGCAATGAGTAAAGAAAAAGCTATCGAGAAAATACAATATGCTAAAATGCAAGTTGCTTCTGTATATGCATGTTCTGCTATCTTTGATGAAAAGACAAAGGTAATAGAAGACAGACAGAAAGAACTTGAAAAAGCGATTGTCAATTTGCATGATGCAATTAAAGAGTTGGAGGATTGATTATGACAAGAAAAGAAGCAATGGCTTTCGCTATCAGCGTAGGAAAGCCGATAAGATATAACTCATTTTCAAAAGGTGAGTTTGTTCAATACAAAGGAAAGGAGTTAGTTGACGAAGAAGGAACTATCCTTCCTCAACAAGAGTTTTGGGCTATCCGTTCAGGTGGCTCTTGGGAGAATGGATGGGAAGAATATAATGATAATTGATTATGACAAGAGAAGAATTACAAAATAAACATGGCGATACTATCTGTGAGTATTGTAACAAGAACATTATCTCAGAATATAACATCGGCATAGGTGGGCTTTGCGAAGGTCAGTATTGTGAGGAAGCACAAGATGGCTACGCAGCAGAAAATAACATAGAGTTGGAGGATTGATTATGATACAAAAACAGACATGGAAGGATGAAATCAGAATTTTAATAACTGATGAAGAAAATCATGGCTCTGTTCAAATATCTATTCCATTATATGTTAGTGATATTTTCGGCAAGGCTGATGCTCTAATATACGCTCTTTGGGTTGATGTTGTTTATAGAAGAAATGGTGTTGCACAACGCCTGTTACAACTCGCAGAACAACAGGCTAAGTTAAATGGGGTGAAGAAAATCGGATTGGAATTTGATAAAGATGAATCTGATAGATTTGTTCTAGATTGGTATCTCCGTAGTGGTTATAAATTATTTGATAAGAAAAGTAATTTATTAATTAAAAAAATGGAGGAATAGTTATGTCTTGGTTAGCAGTAGATAAAGGTGGCTGTGAACATATTTTTGCAGAAAAACCTTGCAGAAATGAAAGTAATACATTATGGATTTGCTCTGTCGTATATTTATATGGGCAGAGGTACGCAAATACCGGTTGCTGTTACCTTCCTAAAGGCAGCATCAAGAAGCTCATCGGAAGAGAACTTACTTGGAACGATGAGCCAGTAGAACTTAAAGAAGATTGATATGGAATGGGATGTTAAATTTGTACTAGCAAAGCTTTTGAATGATATGAAGTATAAAGAAGCCGTAGAGTTAATAAATGCCCACAATGATAATGTTGATGCTCAGGATGTAGATATTTTTATATCAGGATTTAGCTTAGTATACGCAGAGCTTTTTAATCCAATATCACCAATATTGGAGAGATACCTTTCTTCTAGTGCCATTTCTTGGCAAGGAAGAATGAGAATAGCTTTAGCTATACAGCAATGCAAGAAACTTAAAAAGAATAATTATGGTAAGAGAATTTGAAGTAAGTATTAGAGTTACTATTGATTCTAAGTGCAAAGATAGTGACGATGATATTATAGAAGCACTTATGAAAGGAGCGGATAAGTATTTCTATCCATATTGTTGTAGTAATGAACATATAGAGCATACTAATAGTACTGCTCATAAAGTTAAATAAAAATGAGAAGTATGCACGAAAAAATTATAGGAGCAGGAGTAGCTAACTTATTTATTGAGCGAATGAAGTTAGAAGGATGGTTGCCCATTAAAGAGTATTTCAAGATGAAAAAACTTGGAATTGAGCTTGATTGGGTAATGGTTCTTACTATGGAGAATGATGGATTTATCGCAATACCAATGGTAGCAGAATATCGTGTTCCACATAAAGATAGTGGGCGAAAATCTGGTTGGTATAAAGACGAGATTGATAATCCAAACAGGAGAATTGACGATTGGACTAATGTCATCATGTTCAAACTTTTAGATAAGCCTAATATTGACGGAATAAGGGATTCTATTCTTGACAAATATAAAGAGGCCGAAGGTATTACAGATACTCATGCTTATAATTTGTCTTTCAATGAGACGGTTGTTAAACAATGTAAGGGGATTAAATGATTATAGCTTATGAAATTAGAAGACATCAAGTTCAAGGCTAAACGTCTTGACAATAACACTTGGGTAGAAGGTTACTTCTATGTTGAATGTGGTAACACTTACATCATCGAGGATAGGCAGAGTGAATCAATGCTTAATAGAAATGATGCACATCAGGTTGACCCTTCTACAGTCTGTATGTCCACAGGGCTGACAGATTGCAAAGGTAATGAGGTTTGGGAAGGTGACATGCTTTCAAATGTTACCAATGATAGTCCTGACGGAATAGTAGTGTTTAAATATGGCGCATTTTGTTTGCTCGCTAAGAATTGTCGCGACTTTTGCGTTGCACTAACATACCTTCTGAGTGAGAAAGATTCATTAAATAGATTTAAGGTTATTGGCAATAAATTCGATAAAAAGAAGTAGCGTATGGGAATTTTATATATAAGTGTTAGTCTAATTTACATCTTTCTTGTTTGCTTGGATGGAGAAGATGTAAAACCGAAATGGAAACAATGGCTAGCTGACAAACTAGGCATCAAGCCAAAGATAGATGTTAGATACATAAAGCCACAAGTCGTTAAGCTTCGTTCAAGAGTTACAATGTCGAATTTTGAAATGCAATACTATTGCCGTGACAAATCTGGCATGGAGCAATTGAAGAGAAGAGCAATAGAAAGTGTGTACGATGAAATTCTTAAGGGAATGAAGGCAAACGAATTGGTTTCCATTTCGCAATATAATGACATTTATAGTACTAACACTATTTATGAGGGGACATGTGAAATTTATAAAAACAAGTAGTATATGAAGATAAGACAAGCTAAGAAAATCTTGAATATGATGGCGAAAGGAACGGACACACGTTACTTCGATTCAAAATATACATTCAAGAAAGAGAGTAGATTCATTCCTAGATTAAAGAATCTCTATCAGAAAGCAACTATCAGATGGAATAAGGTAAATATGCCGAGTGCCAACGTTAGTTTGTTTCGTTCAATTTTGAGAACTTCAAAGGAATGCAGTCGTTGTAAACATTTCAATGGTATGCTTGCAGGAAGATGTACTAAACTACATAAGTATGTTGAAAGCAGCGATTGGTGTCATGGAACGTTTTTCCATAGAAAGTGAGGTTGACATGAAAATAAGACAAGCTAAGAAGATAATGAAGCAAGTCTATAAGACTAGATATTGGGCTTATAGGCAAGGCTATTATTGTGGCAAGAAAGATGCTGGAAAGCTAGCCGGAGACCATCGTTTGTTAAAGGCTATGCGTCTTACAAAGAAGTGGGAAAGTCGCAAGATACGAAATGATGTGAATAAAATACTGGAGAAGAATCCGTTCAAACCGAGGGATCTTCAACGTAGTGCTTTAAGATTAATGAGATATGGATGTAGCAAAGCTTAATCAGGAAATTTTAGGCGTAGATTTGGAATACAAAAACGTCTATATTGATGCGGAGAACACAAGAATGATACGTGCCAAATTACCTTATGGGTATTGCGATTTGGTTCGCACAGATGTGTGGAATGGTCGTGTGAATCATCCGGAAGAGCATGATATTGTAAAATATACGGCAATCTCTTGGTATATGGAAGAATTTGTCGGTGGAGTTGATTTAGGTCGCAACTATATGCATGCTAAATATAAGTTCTTCGAGTTGGTTGTGAATAAAAAATATATTTTGGAAATGAAACATAAGAAAAATGAAAATGATAGATAATAAGTTAATCATAGATATTCCTAAAGGAATGGAAGTGGATATTGAAAAAAGTGACTTGAAAGCGGGCATTATAGCATTCAAGAAGAGACCCTTCAGCTATGAGGATGTTATATCTACTTTAATAGACCGTGGTCTTAGTCCTGTCGTTGCTAATGTTACTAATAGTAATGTAGAGAAAATTGTTGCATTGGATAAGTTAATGGATATAGCTAAGTGTTATAATGGAGATTGGAAACCGGATTGGAATTCTAAAGAATGCAAGCATAATATCATGCGAACCAGCGAATACGGTATTACTTCTAGTAGTGATTATAACGAAGGTGCTATTTACTTCAAGAACAAAGAAGATGCCCAAGCCGTTATTGATAATCCGAATTTCAGAAGCATTCTTGATGCAATCTATAAGGACTAAGGCTTATGAAGGAAATGTTCTTTAAAAGTGTAAAGTTCCGTGAAGTTCAGCATTTGGCATTCTCGGATGAATATATAACTGCATACGTATCGGTGAACCATGTTCCTAAGATACACCTAAGTGTAAATACACCTCGTGATGAATATGGGTTTGCGAAAGGTAAATCAAAGCGTTACTTTAGAGTGGGGTTTGGAAAATGGCTCACCGAACGAGCGTTTGTGAAGAAATATTTTAGTGAAGAATAAATGAATATAAAAAAGTCAGATATGGGAAATAAGATTAATGTAGCGGAAATCCTAAAGGATAAGCCGCAAGGAACTAAGTTGTACGACTTATTACGCAATATAGACGTAGAGTTAGATAAAGTCCACACAACAGACGTTGGTACTTATATAGAATGTACATCAACTAATGAAGTAGGCAGTACTCTTTTGTTTGATTATTCAAAACTAGGTACAGAAAAATGCTGGCTTGAAGGCTTACGGATTCTCCTTCCTTCTAAGAATATGCGTGACTGGGGCAAATTCGCATGGAAGAAGGGCGATGTGCTTATCAATAGTTGTGGATTTCAGTGCATTTTCAAAGAATGGGCATCTGATGATTATACAAAGTTCAACGGATGCTATTCTAATAGTAGGGATGGTTACGAAGACGTATCAAATGCAGAAACAGCTAAGTTTGACAAGTTAGATAACAATATTGCCTATGGATATGTCAGAGAGATTGAAAGAAAATTAGGTGGCATACTAAACCTTGAAACTTTGGATATTGAGAAGGCTCAGCCAGAGTTCAAGGATGGTGATATACTATGTGTAATTGAAAGTTCTAACAATTATCACTATATACTTATATACGAAGGTCAAGATGATGAACATATTTATCGCTATGTAACAATGCTTGAGAATAATTCTTTAATTATAGAAAAGGGTTCTTATTTTACAAAACCAAAAGACTATTCTATGCGCTATGCCACAGAAGAAGAGAAGCAGCAGCTCTTTGACGCTCTCGCAAAGAAAGACAAGGCTTGGGATGCTGAGAAGAAAATGATTGTTGATTTGAAGAAAAAAGTCGAGCTTAAACCTTTTGATAAGGTTGTAGTAAGATGTAGCGAAGCAGATAGATGGTCTATAGATTTCTTTAGTTATAAAGCACCTAACGGATATATATGTACAGGAGACGCTTGGTTTGGATATTGTCTTCCTTACAATGAGGAGACTGCAAAGTTAATAGGTACAACTAAAAATATGGAGGTTTAAGATATGGACGAAGCTTTTAAGAAGGAACTTATAGAGCATTGTAAAAGGCAAATGCAACGCTTTGAGAGAATGGGAAGAACAGATTCTTTCGCATATAAAGAACATGCTGTTTTACTTAGTTTTCTTGAACGTCCATATTTACCTTTTTAATATAGTAATAGTTATGATAGACATAAAGAAAAAAATCCAAGCCGCCAGAGATTACGCAAGAAAAAGCTATCGTGTAATCAGAAAGGTTAGCAAAAACGGCTTTATGGTTCAAAGAGATAAAAATGCCGATAAGCATTTCTTGGATGGCATTGATTGGGCAGAGAAAGAGATATTCAAAGATTTGATTCATAATGCTAACGAAGTTCCTCAAATTGGCAGAGGAAGGATTCTTGCATACTCAAGAGACTGCGGTTATAGAAATCTTTACAACCTATACGATATGATGTACAAGACTGATTGCGGCACATATCAAGAAATGTGGGAATTAGAAGTTAAAGCTTACTATTTGGATGGTTGGATATACGCAGATGAATTGTTTGACTTAATTATCAAAGGAGGTGATAGCAAATGACCGATGCAGAATTTAATAAGTTTGTGCTTATGCTAGAGAATGAAGCGTTTCGGTTTTCGAGAAGCCAAAACGAATTTAAGGAACATCGAGTAGTGATAGAACAGTCTTTCAAGATAGGAGGGATGTTCATCCTTCGAGAGTTGGAAAAGTATTTTAATCAAAAGAAGTAAGCGTATGATATTATATGAGAATCAATGTTTTGAGCTTTTAAAAGCTTTGTGTTATAGTGTCCCACAGAATCCAAATGTCGGTAGGTTTGAGATTGCAAACGTGATACTTGACACATTACAAAAAATAAAAGATGCGGATTAACAGCTTTCGGGCACAAATTTAAAGATAATGACAAAGGAAGAAATATTGGAAAAGGCATCTGATTTTGAGGATGAAGATGAGTTTGTGAAGTGTGATAGATTGCCGTTCACTGAAGAATTGTGGCTTTTACATCAGCTAGTGTATATCGGCTTGTCTTGTACCTATACAGGTCGTGGCTATATAATTGAGAAACTTAAAGATTAGTAAAATGGAAGCGAATGATTATTTGAAGGCTATGCAAGCTATGGACGAATTGGATAGACTTGTAACTAGTGTTTATCCGGATAAGTTCAAGTTGGTCTGCAAGAAGCATGGAATAGATGAATGCGAGGCGATGAACATGTATTCGTACTTGCAAAAGATGCAAAAAGGTCAGTCTTGGTTAGTTAGATACAAGCCATTGGAATATCTAGAGCGTGTATTAACACTAGCCAAAGAAGCTTATGCGTCTTACATGAACAACGGCTTGATTCTAAGTATGGTCAATTTTGGTGATAAGTACACAAGAATACTTGTAATCTTTGAGAAAGATGGAGTGAGAAGCCAACAGGAATTTGACCTTAGAGAGCAAAGAACATATGTTGATATAGCGGACTTTATTGGAAATGGTTACTCCATCGTATCTGTTATCCGTCAGTCTGACAATGTTGATAGCGAAAAATTTGTTGGAGAAAAGGATGAGCGAAGTCATAGTATTCCTATTTACGATGGTGATGTAATGCTTTGTTACGTGAATAAACCGGAATTTTGGAGTTCCGATTGGCGTAATAGCGGACTTTATATTTGTGAGAACGGCTCATATCATAGATTGCTATACACCCCGAATAAGGGGTACGTAAGACATGGAGAGCCTGATGTAGATGAAGACTTCACCATTGATATTGGGGAAAAATCCTTCAATAGTTATGTTATGACTTTAAGCCAGTCTTGGTATAAGTTGGGTAATGTTCATGCAGGTATAGGCTTTTTGAAGGAGAAAGAATAGAAGAGTAAAAGGAGAGGAATATCATTTCCCCTCCTTTGCCCTAATCTCCAGCTCGATAGGCTTGCCGCAATGGGGGCAGATGATAGCCGGATGCGATAAGGTTTCACCATCAATAGCAAGGAAACTAGATGGCGAGCAACCACAAATACTAGCTATTTGTTCTACTTTCGCAAATGAAATTGAGCCATTATTGATTTGTTGCGATAAAGCTGATTGGGTAATACCTAACTTTTCAGCTACAGATGAAATGGTTTGCCCATGACTCCTAATTATTTTCTTTAAGTCCATACCTTATTATATATAAGTGAATACTAATATTTATTATGCTGCAAAGATAGCTTATTTTTTTTAAACTGCCAAAGAAAAAGAGTTAAATATTAGAATTAGCTAATAATTAGTGAATAAATGTTTAGAAATAGCTTATAAGTGTTAAATAAGTGGTAATATTAGAAATTTCTTATAGAAATATTTGGTAATATTAGAAAAAACTACTATCTTTGCAGTGTCTTTAAGAGATAAAGGCTTTAAAGTTTAACTATTAATTGCTGCTATGCAGCCGAGTCGGCACTCGTAAAACGGTTTGAGGATATGACTACTTCAATTAAGAACAAGATGAGAAAGGTAATGCAGTTAGCACATAGAGCCTATCAGTTGAAATCAAGTTCAATGTCTTGGGTTGAGTGCTTGAAACAGGCTTGGCAGGTTGTAAAGCTTGAGTCAGCGATGAAGACCAAGGTAGTAGAGTTCTTCTTTATGAAGATGAATGGTGAGGTAAGACAAGCCTTTGGTACTCTCCTTCAGAGCCACATTGACTATACTCCAAATGGTACAGGGCATGCAGCATCAAGAGATTGCATCCGCTATTGGGATGAAGCAAAGGGCGCATGGAGACAATTCAAGGCTTACAACTTCTTGCGAGTTGCATAAAGATATATTCACGTTCTAAGGTGTTTGGCGAGGCTTAATAGGTGGTGTGCCTTTAAACACCCCTTTAGTTTAGGACTTTTAAAGTATTTGAGATATGGAGACAATTGCTAAGTGTTTGAAAGAAGTGTTCTACAAAGGGCATCATATTACCAAGGTGGAGGACGTATTCGGTCAGGTTGCCGTTCGCATTGATAATGTTGTTGAACCAGACTATGCTAGCATAGCCGATGCAAAACGAGTAATCAATGGTAAAGCCCCTAAGTGGTTTAATGATGGCTATATGTGGGACGAAGCCAGCAAGAAGGTCGTAAAAGCCCCTAACGCTTTCCGATGGGAGGAGTAAGAAAAGATAAGGTAAAGAACTTAATACAATTGATTATGGAAAAGTTTAATGATGGCAATTATGTATTCGAGACAACAAACGAGTTTCCGGATGGCTATGAGATTTGGGCGATTGGTCGAAGAAATTTCAAGCACAAAGGCTACGTACCATTGTGTGAGGTCGATGAGAGCCGCTACGTCAAAAGAGATACCTTGAAGGCTTTGAAAGTAAAGGATGAAGCATTAGCTTTGACTTTGCTCTCTGAAGCCGTTAAACGAGGTGTTAACAAGAAGAAGTATAACATAATGATTAATGCAAAAGAAAATGGATGAGAATTTTCTGAATGTGCTCTATATCGAGCACACGGATAAAATAGGCGTTCTAAAGGACGATAAGGACGAAAGGGTATCAGTTATCCTTGGGACGGACAAAACGCTTGTAGAACGCAAAAGAGAGGGTAAAACGTACCTTCTTGTACCTTTGACAAAGAACCACACTTTTGTTTGCAAGGGTAATAGTATTGATGTGGATGGTGAGCATATTAAGAGTGAAATCTTTTTCCGCAAGGATGCTTGCCAATGGATTGAGATTGATGAAGAAACATTATCTAAGGTTGCGTAATAAATAAGGAGTTTAAGCTATGAAAGTATATGTAGTAATTTCTTCATACCAACATGGATTAGGTGAAGCTGTTGAAACTGATGCAGAAGTCTTCGATACCAGAGATAAGGCTAGAAAGGCGATAAGACACAAAGGAATGAACACTTTGGAGAATTACAAGCGAGTTTTGGATTGCGATGATTATCTATACAATATCTCAGATTCTTTCTTTCATATCTCAGACAGCGAAGGAGAGACGTGGGATAATTTCGATATTGTAGAACGAGAAGTAAAGTAATAAGACTATGGATATTAAGATTATCAAAGACATCTTAGATGATGCAAAGGAGTGCGGTTGCATTGCAGGTATTTCACTCTCTAATGGGCAGTTAACTCATGCAAACTTTAGCAAATCAAAGTTATTTGATTTTACTGCCGATGTTCTTTATAACAAAAAAAGCATTTGATAACTATACTTGGTGAGAACGGAAACAGAGATTACATTGATAGTGACTCTATCATACGTATCTTTATTAGAGAAGGTGTTTAACAATTAATTATAGGAGAATATGGATGCAGGTCATGTGAATGTGATATTAGGCGAAGCCGAGAATAAAGGTCTTAGAGGAAATATCAACTTGGTAGGTGGAGCAAAAATAAGTTTCGACTTCAATGGTGTTGGTATTGAAACATCTTTCAATTGCAATACAAAGAACAGAACACTTATGATTGGAAGTGGAAGTACAGTAGTGTTTACACGTAAATATATTGATTGTAGCTCTATCCAGTATATTGAAGTGTTTGAACGTACAAAATAATTATAGGAGACAAGAATATGAATATACTAGACTATTATGAGGTTGTCACCTCAAAGATTTTCAAGTTGGAAAGCATGAACGAGGGGCTTGTATTGATAGCACCGGAGCAGGAGGTAGATGGAGTCCGTTCCTTGATGGTGGGATTATATGTTCCTGAGCATGAACGATACAAGATGTACACTTTCCGTTCCTCTATGAATGAGGGTGAACTAAGTGACAAGTACAAGGCAATGGTCTGCACGATGGATGTTCTTAAACCGGATTGGGATAGAATAAGAAAGAAAAGACGGAAGAGGTTCTAACCTCTTACCGTCTGTAGGATGCAAGCTATTTCAAGATTATTTTTAGAAAACATGAAAATAAATTAGAGTTTCCTTGTATTTCTCGAAGGTTTTTGTTACCTTTGCGGATGCAAATAATAAAACAATGAGCTTATGAAAGTATTATCAATTCGTCAGCCGTATGCTTGGTTAATCGCTATCGGCTGCAAGACCATTGAGAACAGAACATGGAATAGAAAGTTCCGTGGTCGTTTCCTTATTCATGCTAGCCAAGCCAAACCCGAAAAACTTGACGGATGGCAGGAGAGCGCAATGAAGAAATATTGCCAAGAGCATGGTATTGTTATTCCAGACTTCAAAGACTTGCCAACGTCAGCCATTATCGGCAGCGTAGAGTTGGATGATATTCAGTATCATGAGGCTTATCCGGATGCATTTGCTGAAGATTTCCAATATCATTGGTTCTTGAAGAATGCTAAATTGTTCGATGAGCCGATTAGAAACGTCAAAGGCAAGTTATTCCTCTGGGATTATGAGTATAATGAAGCCGAAATGTAAAATAACAATACTTTTGTAATAAAAATACAAGTCATTGAAAATTAGCGCAAAAGTGTTTGTTGTTCTAAGGGTTAGATAAGATGTAAATGTAAAAATAAATAAAGCCTCAACCTCTAACGAGATTGGGGCTTTTACAGTTGTCCTAGTGTGTCTCACCATTATTATTTCGTTCAATCAAAGGTAAGATACCTTTCTCCTTTAGGAACTCATAGAGAAAGAAACGCCCTTTTTGAGTCCATTTCGTGTTGTATTTGATGGTTTGTTTTCCATCATTGTGCGTAATGGTCACTGGCTCGCTATTCACATATCCCTTATCCAAATATTGGCGGTACAAGACCCATTGGTCAGAAACCTTGTGCTGGATACCATGCTCATGCAACAGTTTGTTGAATGCTTGCGGACTCATTCCGTAATCCTGCGCCATTGATGTAATCACGCTTGTGCTCTTGTTCTTCATCATCACATCGAAGTAAGTAGTCTTAGGCTTCATTGTTGTAATCTGTGCGCTCAGTCCGACAATCTCCTGCGATGCCTTGGCAAGTTCCTCTCTCTGTTGCTTGTTCTCCAAGGTCAGCACTTGGTTCTTCTCGAACTGGTCAGCCCAAGCTCTTGCTGCTATAGCCGGATTGGTGAAATCGGGCAAAGATGGAACACTCTGCATTCTTACCTTTTTCTCAACCTCAATGAAGTACTTGCGAATCATCCTACCTTTCTCATTGTTCTCAATCATACACAACTCCTTCGCCATGTCTAAAGATAGGGCGTACTCCTTGCTTGGTCTGCCACCTTTTGAGTTTTTAAGATTTTCCTTAAAAACCTCATAGTCTTGATTTTCAACGAATCCGTACTTTTCAATACGCTCTTGAATCCAATTCGCAAATTGATACTTGCTACCCAACTTTTGGTGCAGCTCTCTTGCATTGATGGCTTGCTTACCATCACGTTCTTCTACCTTGATGAGTTCAAAGCCTTCAACCTTGATTTCATCACTCTGATTTACAAATGCTCCCAGCATGGGTGCATCATTCAAATTCTTTTCTAAAAAATCTTTCATTTCTTAATTTGTTAATAATTATATTTGGCTGTGGTGGAAACGAAAAGCCCCATCCGCTAATGTGGAAAGTGCGGACAGGGCTTGTGTCACTCATCCACTATTGTAGAGCGATGGACGGAATGACGACACTCCACGCTTGGAGTTATTCAAATAATATGCTTAATATAAATTATTAATTATCTCAAATATCAGTCAGTCGTGCGCTCTACTTCACAACCTTGTTATTTCGGTTGCAAAGTTAATGCTTTTCTCTTTAACTTGCAAACGCTTTAGTGTTTTATTTGAAACGTTAACGTTTGTTTTACTTCGGAAGACTTCTGCCCTCACCAGCACGACCAACTATTGCGGCACATTTCTGCACATTACTTCTTCTTTCCATTGCTCACGGAATTTAATTGTTAAACATCAAAGATAATGTGCAGTTGTTTCGGTGTGCCTCACGAAATCTATTACAAATCACACTCGTATGAGTATTGCTTTTTCAGCTTGTTCAATGCGTTCTCGGTAACGTAGTAGATGTTATCGAAATATTCGCTTTTCTTGATGCTTCGGCTTTCTTTCAGCTCTACCTTGTGATTGAATGTCACTTCGTAGCGGTTTGCGATGCTTGTAATCAAGAAATCAACCTCACGCTTATGTCTGTCCAGATCGGTCTCTTTATACTCACCACGCTTGATAAATGCGTCCTTGTTCGTCTCTTCGATGGTAGCAACCATGTTGCCTTGCATCACTATAATCTTTGCGCTCATATCTAGTTTCTTTTTAATCGTTAATAACCTTGTTAAGCAACTCTAATCAAGTTGTAGTTCTTGAATTGTCTCCATTCTCCCTTGACCTCATCCCAATACTTGGTGCAGTCCTTGCAAGCGTAACCCTTGCCGTTTGGAGTGTAGTCAATGTGACTATCCATCAATGTGCCGAAAGCCTGACGAATCTCACCATTCATTTTCTGAAAGTAGAACTCAACGACCTGCTTCTTCATGCGAGCCTTCAGCTTGATTACCTGCCAAGCTTGCTTCAAGCATTCTGTCCAACTCATGTAAGCACCCTTAAGCTGAAATGCTCTGTGAGCCATATTCATCACTTCTCTCATCATATTCTTAAATGTAGTAGCCATAATCTTTCAATTTTAAACGTTAAACTTAAATTACTTACTTTGCAAGTCCGATGCTCTCACGCAAGAAGCTCTTGGCCTCATCGTTGTTCATATTGAGCTTAGTTGTTATCATATTCAACATTCTATCAACGTCCTTTTGGGTGTTTATCCTGTTGCTTACGAACTCTATCATAACGAACTTCTGAATCAAGTTTCTTCTTATCATTGAAGTAGTCATATTGCTATACCGTTTTACGAGTGCCGACTCGGAGGTGCAACCTCAACTAAATGAATAATGTAATTGTGACCTTTGTTTCTTAATCACGATGCAAAGATACTAAGTTTTATCCTAACTACCAAATATTTTATTAAGTTTTACCTTAACTTTAACCTTTGATTGCTGATTTAATATACAAATTAAGATATGTTTGCATTGTTAGGTTAAAAACTTAGTTTTTCATAATAAGTTTGGCAGTTTGCGAAAATATGTGTATCTTTGCAACATCAATAAATAAAGTTAGAACTTAATATATAATAAGGTATGGATATACGAGGCATAATTAAACGAAAAGGCTTTACGCTAACGTATGTAGCTGATAGGCTGACTAACAAAAAAGGTGGTAAGGGAGTATCTTTGCCATCCTTGATACAAACTATTGATGGGAATCCAACTGTCGCCAGTCTTCAGGAGATAGCAAGCATTATAGGTGTAACGCTTGCAGAACTAGTTTCCGAAGCTGATTGTTCAGATTTCATCGCCCTAATAAAACAAGGTGGTGAGTTGTATTCCGCATCGTCCATCGCTGAGGCTAGGGTCGTGCTGGACAAGCTGGAAAGTGTTAAGTAACGTGGGGTGTTCCCCACAAAGTTCAATAATTAAAAGTTTGGATCATGAAGAAGAAATTGATTATTGCCATCATCGCAGTATTCGTTTTGCTAGGTGGCGGCATTGGTGGATATGTGTACCATTCCAACCAAGTTAAGGATGAAAAAATGGCTAATTACAAGAAGGCGTTGTCTGATTATCGCTTCAATAGCAATAGACTAATATATTCTTTGGATTTCGTAGCAACGGATTTTGTTATTAATTGGAACTCAGCCATAATGAATAAAAAGGCTATGAACGCAAAGAATGAAATAGTTCCTTGCTCTGATTTTGAAGATGCCGTTTCTTCTCGATATGCCTTCTATGATAAGTATGGTGCATATAAGATTTTGGATAGTGTGTATGTATCATTAGGAAAGCATTTGGAAAAGATGCGTGTAAATTCTAATGAAGACCAGCAAAAAATCGTGGAAAGCTGTAGTGATGAATACAAGGAGTTGAATAATGCTATTGTTCTTGTAAAAAAGCCTTATGGCGCATTGGTGCAATATTCTAAACAGAAAGGAGACTTGTTCTTTAAACTTTATGCTTTTGATAGCGAATTGGCTAAAGTTTCCCCATTGGAAGAAGATAAGGGCGATGAGAGAACAAAAGCAATGAATATGGAATTATACGGAACGCATTTGTTTGTTACGGCTGACTTTGACAAAGAACCGCAAAAGGCAAAAAAGCAAAGTTATACGTTTAGTAACATTTCAACAAATTGGGTTTATTTGAAATGAGATATAAATAAGGTGTAATTTTAAAAATAAGTTTCTAAAAGAAAATAATGTTTAATAGAATAAAGAAACACACTAAATAATTTGCGTGTTTTAGAAATTATGCTTACCTTTGCAAACGAAATCAGAAATGGTTTTGTAGCTTCCATATTGCATTCTCTACATTAGCGATATTGGTAGCTACGTTTATACATAAGGCAATAGCTTTATAAGCTAGAAGTCATTAAATGAAGTGCAGTGTACAACAGAAAAGTGGTGTGAAGTGTAGTGGAGTGCGGTGAAGTCTAGTGTAGTAGGGTAAAGTGCAGTATGGTATAGTAAAGTATAGTACAGTATAGTGAGCCATCCTTCGGGGTGGCTCTTTTTGGTTAATTGTGGTTAATATAGCAAAAATGTTACCATAAAATTTGGCTATATAACAAAAAAGTTATATCTTTGCAATGTCTTAAGGACAAAAGAGTTCTTGTAACAATGAAGAAAAGCGAATTGATTAAGAGACTGAGAGAAGCGGGATGCTTCCTGTCTCGACAAGGTTCGGGACATGAAAAATGGACTAATCCTAAAACGGGAAAGTCTCAATTCGTGCCAAGACACGCTAGAGAGGTCGCCACAGGCACCGCTCATAGTATTCTAAGAGAATTGGTTGGGGAGTAATCCCCACCTTTCTCTCTTCATTGCTTAAAGGACTCTTTTTTTTGTTAAGAAGATAAACGAATATATATATGAAGAAGATTAAAGTTATTGTAGAACAAGCCAAGGATGGGTCTTTTTGGTGTCATACCGAAGATGGAATAGGTAAGGTTGGCTTAAACTCTTGTGGAGAAACTGTTGCCGCTGCGAAGCAAGATTTAATGGATTGTTTGGCGTTGGCAAAAGTGGATGCAAAAGAGAATGGAGAAGTGTTTCCTGACGTTGAATTTGAATACAAGTATGACTTGCAATCTTTCTTTAATTATTTCTCTTTCCTCAATGTGTCAGAGATTGCAAAACGAGCAGGTGTCAATCCTTCATTGATGCGTCAGTATAGTAAAGGCATAAAGCAAGCTGGCGAGAAAACTTATGAACGTTTGGCGCATTGCATGAATGAAATAAAAAAAGATTTGGTAGCCGCTACCTTTTAGGCGTGTGGCTTCATTGTTGCAATAGATAAAGAACTCAGAGCCTTCTGCATGTGAATGTGGAAGGCTCTTTTTTTGTACCCAACCTTAATCTTTGCACTTAAATTTTTTGTGAAATAGCACACATTAATTCTTTCGTTATTCCTTTGAATATTAGCTAATTTTGCCAATAAAACATAAAATATGGCAGAATTAAGATTCGATGTCAAAGCGAATTTCGAGGAGGTTACGAAACTTCGTTCCGAGTGTGAAAAGTTGAGGGCTGAGTTGTTGAAGACCAATAAGTCAACCGACCCAGCTATTGTTGCGGATTTGACGGAAAAATATGCGGATGCTAGCAATCGCTTAAAGGACTTGACACAAGCTGCTTCAAGAGCCGCTTACGTGATGTCTTCCGAGTTTAATAAGAAGATGCAAGCAGCCGCAAGGGAAGTTTATAGCTATGAACTTCAAATGCAAGCTACCAAAGACCGAATAGAGAAAATCCAACAGCAAATCACGAACAAGAGATTAACTCTTGGAGTTACAACGGATAAGTCATCCATAGATTCTTTACAGAAGAATATTGACTATTTAAAAGGCTCTTTGGCAGGTCAAACAGCTCAGTTGAAGAACTTAGAAGGGGGTGCTGTCGGTGCTCGTCAGACCTTGGAGAATATGCGGAATGAGTATGTTTTGTATGCAGGTTCAGCAAATCCGGCAAAAGAGGCAACAAATATGTTGACCGATAGCATGAGCCAAATGATAGAACGTATGAAGTCAGCTCCGACTGCTGGAGAAGGAATGACTAGTTTGTTCCAAAGAGTTACTGGCGATGCTCACATGCTTTCGGCAACATTACTTGGTGGCTTAGGATTTGAACAACTGGCAGGTAGTATCTTTAATACTCGTTCCCAATTCCAGCAACTTGAAATATCTTTCAATACCATGCTTGGTAGTGCGGATAAGTCTAAGCAATTGATGGACGAACTTATCCAAACGGCAGCTCATACACCTTTCGATATGTCCAGCATTACGGGTGGCGCAAAACAACTTTTGGCATACGGAACGGAAGCGAAAGATGTTAACAAAACCCTTGTCCAGCTTGGTGACATTGCTTCGGGCTTGAACATTCCGCTTGGAGACCTTGTTTATCTTTATGGAACGACCGTTTCGCAAGGAAGAATGTTCACAATGGATTTGCGTCAGTTCATGGGTAGAGGTGTCCCATTAGCAGAAGAATTGGGTAAAATCTTACACCAAAACACAACGGAGGTTCAAGAGTCTGTTTCCAAGGGTAAAGTGACATCAGACATCTTCAAGGAAGCTATCGCCAACATGACGCAAGCAGGTGGACGCTTCGGAGGCTTGATGGAGCAACAATCAAAGACGTTGGAGGGTCAGTGGAGTAACATTGGCGATTCCATCCAGCAAGCGTTCAACGAAATCGGCAAAAAATCCGAGGGCGTGTTCTCTAGTGGATTGTCAATTATTTCTGCTATGGTAGAGAATTGGCAAGAGGTAATAAAAGTTATTGGTGTAGCTACAATAGCTGTTGGTTCTTATCGTGCATCGTTAATGGCGGCTGCTTCTATTCGCAAAGCTGAGGAAGCGCAACAAGCCGATGATATGATGAAGGGAATTGATGCAGAAATCAAGCGTTTGCAAGACCTAGAGAACTCAAACTACAAGTCGCTGGGTAAGGACAAAAAGCAAGAGCGAGTAAGCAAACAACAAGACTTGGCAAGTATTGTTGGAGATACTGCTGTGTCCGATGACTTTGTAAAGGCAAGGTTAGATGCAGCCGAGCAAGAGGGCGTTATTTCGGCACAAATGCGTTCCCAACTAGAGACGAAACGTGAACTTTTACAGGCTCAGCAACAAGCAACAGCACAAAGCCAGATAGAACTTGATGAAGAAAAAAGAAAGACCGAGGAACTTCGTCAACAAAAAATAGAGTCTCTTAAAGATGATTTGAAGACTACTACGGAGAAAATATCAAATCTTGATGATAGGGATGTAGAGTTGGCTAGACAATATACATCAGCTTTGAATGATTTACAAGATGCCCAAGATGCATTTGCTGAGGCTCAAAAATTGGTTGAGGAAACTGCTGGTGGCGCAAACTTGGCTTTTGATGCAGAGGGTAATGCCGTGAATGCGCTAGAAGCAAAAGAACGTTTGGAAACGGCAACAAAACAAGTGAATGCTGCTCAAACAAAGATTTCGACCATTGAAAGCGAACGTAAGACGATTGCTCAAACAAAGGAGAATTTAAGTAAGCAACAGGCTACGATACAAAATAATATAAATACCATTTCTCAAACTTCTAATACCACTGCCAAGAAAGCCGGAATATTGGCGACAACAACAGCCACTATCAAAAATGCGCTTTATGCAGCAGGTACAAAGTATACGACTACGGTTGTCAATCTTTTTTCAAGTGCGGTAAGAAGTAGCGAAAAGGCTTTAAAAAGTATGTGGGCGGCAATGGCTGCTAATCCGATAGGTGCATTGATAACATTGGGAACAACTTTGTATTCCGTATTTTCTATGTTTGGAGACGAGACTGAAGAAATATCGGCAGATACAACACATTTTGGGGAAACAACAAGTTTGACCAGTAAAAAGGTTGAAACATTGATGAATGTGTTAAGAAATACAAATGAAAGTACTGATGCGCATAAAAAAGCAAAAGATGAACTTATTGAGGTATATGAACAATATGGAATAAAATGCGACAATGAAAAGGATAATTTGGAAACGTTGAAAAATAAGCATGACGCTTTTATTGCTTCTTTACAATTAGAAAATGCTGAACGAGAAAAAGCTAACGCTTTGATGTCTATATCTTCTCAATATGAGGAAGCAAGGAAAAACCTAGATAAGGATTTTTCTGATTCACTAGGTGGTAGTTGGCTTGATTTCGGACAACATATTGATAAAGAAGACATATCAGCTGTACAGATGATGTTTAATTCCCTTGTTTCTGATGATGTGTTGACTAAGATAGACTCTTTAAGGCAGAAAATGGATTCCGCAAAGAAAGGAACATTGGAATATGCTAATGCTGCACAAGAATACGATGCTGCTCTTCGCAACTTGTTAGTTCCTTTTGAGGAATGGGGTAAGAAGATGGGGTACAATAGTTTCGTGATGGCAAGTTTGCGAAGTTCGATATTAAAGCATATAGATAGTATAAACTCTTTGAATGAAAGTTACAAAAAGGCAGAGGACGCAATATATAAAGGAAGCACAGCAACTGTTGATTGGAATAACTCCCAAGCAAAGGCTCGTTGGATAGTTAACAAGAACAAGCAATCAATCCAAGAATTGGTAGAGCAAACTGATAATCTTATCAATTTATGGAATAAAGAATACGGGTTGAATTTAAAAATTCATTATGATGATTCGGAAATTCCAAATTGGATGAAATCTATGACAACGAAGGAGTTGCGAAATTTAATTTCAAGGAGAGAGGCGGATATTTTACAACAGGAAAATCACGAAAAGAAAACTGGGCATAAGTTGGTAACACGTTCAGGAGGTAAGTTTAGGTCAAGAACGGAAAACCAAACGGATGTCGCAATGGCGAAATCTATAATTCAATCACGTACACCAAAGAGTAGTACAACAACAAAATCAAATACAACCCATACTACTCCAAAGAAAACAGGTACAACGGATGACCCACAAGCAAGAGCGTATGAACGCAAGAAGGCTGAGGAGGACTATTCCAAGTCTATTTCATCCTATTCGGAGAAAGCTATCCAAGACATGACCAAGAACCGCATCAATGCGATGAATGAGGGTTATAGCAAGGAATTGGCTCAGATAACGGAGAATGCCGACAAGGAGAGAAAGGCGGTAGAAGATGGTATAGACAAATTGGTTGAGGCTAGGAAAAAACGTGACCAAGCTGTTTGGGTTAATTCTGGCAAGGGTCGTAAGGCTAATATGTGGAAACAGAGCAAAACCGATGAAGAGTATAAGAATGAGGTTTTGAATGAAACCATGAAGGATAGCAAGGGTAATCCGGTTAAGGTTAATGGCATGGAGATGACCATAGGCATGAGCGTTGCTAATCAGATGAATGCAATTCGGGATAAGGCGGTAAAGCAGAATGAGGATGTGCTTGCTAAAGAAGCGCAAAGCATGTACGATTATCTGAAGACTTATGGTACATTCCAGGAGCAGAAGTTAGCTATTGCTGCCGATTATGCTAAGAGGATTAGCGAGGTTGAAAACTCTACGGATTCGGACTCAAGCAAGCAATGGAAGATAAAGTCTTTGAAAGAAGAGCAGAAGAAAGAGACGGATTCGGTAGAGGCTAGTGCTATTATGCAGAAAATAGACTGGTATCAAGTCTTCGGAAATGTTGGTGGCATTATGAAGGATGCGCTTGTTCCTTTATTAGCAGATCTGGATAAGTTCGTAGGTACGGATAAGTTCCAAAATTTGGGTGCAGACCAGCAGAAGAGTATCGTTGATGCTATGCAGAATATCCGTAATTCGATTGGTAATACAAGTGATTTGGGTTGGAAAGACCTTGCAAGGGACGTTGTAGCTTATCAGGAGGCTCTGAAGAATGCGAAAATTGCACAAGAGGAATATACGGAAACGGAAACCGAGCTTATACCTCGAATTAAGGATTTGCAAAATCAGATAGCGAATGCGAAAAAATCGGGCAATGTCGCAGAGCAAGCTAGATTGCAAAATGATTTGAATAAAGTTCAAGGTCAGTTAGCGGAGTCCGGCAAGAAGATAGTTACGGCTAACACAAAGGTTCGTTCAAGTGGTCAGAAGTTGGCACAAACCACACAGAATGTAACGCAACCGATTTCTGCTATCCATGAGTTCCTTTCTACTTCTGGACTATCCGATTTGGCATCTCTTTGGGATAGTTTTGACCAACTTAAAGGTGGAATTGACGGATTGAAAGCTTTAAAGGAGGCTAAAAATGCGGCTGACGGACTGAAGGATATGGGTAAGGAAGCCGCAGACGCAGCCGCAGCCGCTGGCAAAAAAGCTGGTGATGCACTAAGTGAAGGATTGTCAAAAGCTGGACTAATAGGTCAAATCGTATCTGCCATCTTGAAGATACTTGATGTTTTGAAAGATGGTATTGGAACATTGATTAGTAGCTTGATTGATACAGTTCTGAATGCGGTCAACGGCATATTAAAGAATATTCTAAGTGGCGATTTTATAACTCAGATTGGAGGGTCTTTGGTAAGCGGCATTGGTAATATTCTCAATACAATATCGTTTGGTGGATTCAATAGTTTGTTTGGAGTAGGTGGAAACGCAAAAGAAGTAAACCGGACTATAGACAAATTGACGGCTAGGAATGAAATCTTGACGGATGCAATAGACAGATTACGTGACTCTATAGACAAGACTAGTGGTATCAAAGCCGTAGAAGACTCAGAAAAAGCTGAAAAACTTCAAAAGGAAAAAGAGCAAAACCTAAAGGACATCATGGTGGCGCAAATGGGTTATCATGGCTCTCATGGAAGTTTTAACCGTTATTTCCGAGGATTTTCGCAAGAGCAAATCAATAAGGTGTCTGAAGCGATAGGTAGACAATGGAATGGAAACCTAAGCGACATACGGTCTGCTGATGAAGCTAATGCGTTGTTGCAAAATCCTGATATTGTTAACAAGATTCAGAACACTGGTAAGGGAAATTATGGAGGAAGAGTCCTCGAAAAGTTGAAAGATTATGCGGCTGAGGCAGGAACATTAGAGGATATTGCTGATGACCTAGCAGAAAGCTTGACGCAAATATCTTTTGATAGTTTGAAGAGCGAGTTCATAGATACTTTGATGGATATGAATTCCTCTGCTCAGGACTTCTCTGATAATTTCTCCAAGATGCTTATGCAAGCCGTTCTGAAAGCTAAGGTAGATGATTTGTTGGGTAATGATATGCAAGCATTCTATGATGAGTGGACGGAGCGAGCTAAGGCAAATGGTGGTAAATTGTCTCAGACGGATATTAATGAATTGAAGGGAAGGTACGATGAAATGGTTCAAGAAGGACTGAAGATTAGAGATGAAGTAGCCGAAATCACGGGTTACAAGCAGTCTTATGAGCAGTCTGCGTCTTCCGGTTCTTTTGAATCAATGAGCCAAGATACAGGCGATGAGTTGAATGGTCGTTTTACAGCGGTACAGATTGCCACAGAAGGAACGTATGAGGAAACAAAGCTCATAAATACCAAGTTGGATGCTATTGCGGCTCGTGAAGGTGGCGCAGAGGGTAGCTTACTAACTGCTAGCGTGAATACTATAATGGGTAATGTAGGTAACATTTGGTTAGCTGTTGATGAGGGTAGGACTATCCTTGCACAAAGCTTAATGTACTTGCAGTCGATTGATGAGCGACAAGAGCGTTGGCATAAGCCTATGTTGCAAGCATTCAATGATATACACGAATTGAAAGATAAGATGAGTAGATTGTAAACTTAATTTGTGCCATGTTAAAGTAAGAGGGGAATGCGTGATGCACTCTCCTCTTTTTGGGGGTGAAAGTTTTTGTTTTTCACAATATAGATAAGTGTTGTTAAACTGAGTGTTAATTTTTGGTAGAGTGGAAAATAATAGTTATCTTTGTGGTCGAATTTCAAAACTTATAAGGACATGAAGATATTAGAACCGAGATATGAAATCCTATCCCAAGGTGAGGGCATGGATGGAGTTTATAAACAGATAGAGTTGTGCGGTCGTACATGTTATGCGTCAAGTATGAAGATTGATAAAGAAAGCGCAAAGCCTTTCGTTGAGCGTATGGTAAGCAGTAATCATCTTGCCATGTGTGAGCATGGAACGATTTACCTCCATGTTGCCTATGAAGAAGGATTTTTTGTACCGGAGTCTTTATTGGTCAAGCACTATCGTGAGAACAAATATTCAAAGGTGATGAAGATTGGCAGTGACTACTATATCACAACCAACTACAGAGTGATAGTTGAAAATAACTGGTTTGAGGATTTGGACTATATTTGCGAGCCTACGGAATGGCATGAGAAGCGAATAACAGTCCGTTTTACTACTCAGATTGCGGTAAGTAGAGAGGCTAACAGACATCGTGTAGATTCCGTAGCGGAACAAAGCACCCGATATTGCAACTATAGTAAAGATAAGTTCGGAGGCGAGATTGCTATCAACAAGCCAAAGTGGGTTAGCGAAAATGATGCGGTTAATCCATTGTCTTTTGATGGTGGAACATTTGTTGACCTATCAAAGAACATCGGTAGTTATGAACATTGGAGTCCGGTAGAAAAATGGTGGTTTGCAAATAGAGTATGCGAAATGATGTATTTGTCTTTGGTCAAGGATGATGGTCTTAAGCCACAGGATGCGAGAACAATACTTCCTCTTGATACCAACACGGAGTTGATTCATACCGCATTTGTGAGCGATTGGAAGCATTTCTTCGAGCTGAGAAGCCTTGGTACGACCGGAAAGCCTCATCCAGATATTGAGGTTTTGGCAACACCATTGATGAATGAGTTCAAGGAACGAGGTTTGATTTAAACGTTTATGAAGAAGAAAGCCAAGCAAATAGCCAAGGTGATGAGCAATGATTCTTTGGAGGTTGTTGCTCATATGATTGCTGATGAGGCAAAAGGTGTGCGCTACGAGGTGTATGCCGATGGTTCTAGTAAGAAAGAAAAGTGTGGTTGTGGCTGGCTTGTGCTTCATAAGGGAGTTATTATCAAAAGTGGGAAATATACTTTTATCACAGCTAAAGTGAACGATTCGGTGAGAGCCGAAATAAGGGCGGTTATTCATGCATTGGGTGATTGCCCTCTTTCATGTTCTGTTGATGTATATGTGGATTGCCAAGTAGCTATAGAGAGAATACAGGCATGCAAGTTAGGAGATTTGCAACCTATATATAATAAGGTAGCGAAAGACAAGACGATAAGATACCATTGGGTAAAGGCTCATAGAGGTAATATGTATAACGAAATGGTGGATTCTTTGGCTTTTTCTGCTACAGAAAGTTAATTTTGTATCTAAGCGTATAATAAGCGTTAAAAGATAAAAGAAATACATTAAATAATTTGCACATTTCAAATATTCTTTGTATCTTTGCATTGTAATTAAGAAACAAGGTTACTAATTTTAAAAAGGTGAGACACACCTTAAAAACTGTGATTCGTTATGAATACTAGATTGAGTAAGAAAGAAACAATGGTTTATGGCAATATCGAAGTGATGGCTGATGTAATTGGGGGTAACAAGTACTTTACATTTGCTGAGTTGTATGATTTCGATTTGGATAATACCAAGGATGAGTTGAAAGAAATCTTAAACTCTTTGACAGAGAAAGGCTACTTGAAGAGTTTTCACGATTTCTACGAAACTTATCGAGTTTTAAAGTAAGAACAATAAAGGGGATATAAATCCCCTTACAATATAAATTAGAGCGTGAGACACACGTAAAACTGTATTGAAACAATGAAAAAGGTATTCACAATTGAGAATGCATTAGCATTTTTGTTTGCTCTTGAAATAGTATCATTAATATTTTTTCTAGGATAGGGCTTATGCAGATTAAGTTTGGTAAGATAAAGTTTACTGCGGCTAAGTCCGAAAAAGGATGCCGCTTTGATGCTTGCTACAAAGGGGAGCATGTGGCTTTTGAGAGTGAAGACATGTCTTTGTATGATGATGTTTTTTCTGATAATAACAGAAGAGCAAAGGCTGCAAAGAGGGTGGTTTACGAGAACATTAAACACAAGTATTATGAGACCCATAGAGATTAGCGATTTCAAAGCTGCCGATGAATTTGTAGTTGAGGCAATGATGCAAGATGGCAAATTCAAGGTTATCGGCAAGGTTATTATTGATAATAATCTTCTGAATGATGATGATTTGGAAACCATCTGGGATTATGCCAACTGGGAGACGAATGGCTATGAAAAGATGGTTGTCTCTAATGGAGTGTACAAAGGCTTAAATGCATTTAGTGATGGTCGAATGTTCTATGTAATTACGGATGATGAGGTCGGAGTGGTAAACGACAATATCATGATACGTAAGCATTACGATGTCAACAATGGCTATTATATAAAGTCATCAAGGTTACACAAGGAGCAATCCAAGGATTTGTGGTGCTTTGGTAGTTGCGAGACCATAACTAACGAATATAAGTCAAACCCTTTTATATGTGGTAAGTGATGGCAAAAAAGATTAATCATATTAAACCTTCCTTCATTGAAGGCGGTGAAGTCTGGCATGATATTGATAAGTTCCCGATGCTAGACCATACAATTCTAGTAGAGTTGCTGGAAAAAGGCTCTGACGTATTGATTTACCAGACGCAAAATGTATGTATTGAGCGTGTGGATAGGTTCATACCTACGAAGTCTTTTGTTCCGAAGCGTTGGGCGTATGCGATAGACTTAGCTCAATGCAAGCAACTTGAAGGATGAAAACAAAATACAAAACTAAGAATAAGCATATGGAAGAATCAAGAGGTGTTTACACATTACCAGTCTTGTATAATGAGCAAAGTGGTACAAACGAAGGTGTATGTGTAAGAAAAGAACTTGGAGTAGTTGTTGCAATCGACAATGAAGATGAGTTTAAAGGTGTTTTTTCAAAGGATGGTGAGGTTGATGTATTCAAGCAGTTACTATCACAAGAAGTGTATCGTTACTATACAGAGCACAACGCATTCCCTACTGGGCCTTTGGTTTCTTACAAGATGGATGGCGACATCATCTTTGATTACGTTGAAGTAACTATTGGAAAAATGTATGGCGGTTATGTTTATGTTGTTCATTACAACTTTGCAAGCACCGCATCATGATAAACAAGATTGATTATGACAGTAGTAAGAGATAGAATTAAAATTGCAGCTCAGATTGAAGTCTTGGAGGACATTGCTATTGACTATAGGGGAAAGACAATAGACAATATCATTCAACAGCTAGAAGCAAGGTTGAGTGCGTTGAAGTAAGTTCAAATTTTTGAAGTTGAAAGACTATGAGTGGTGGACGTTTTGATTATGCTCAGTATAGGATTGCTGACATATACACAAAGATAGAAGATTATGTTGATGGTCATCCATTGGATGAGGAAGATGAAAGATGCTTTCTCGAAGACCGATGGCTAGAGGAGGAAGAAGACAAGTATGTTAGAAAGCATCATCATACGATGCCTAACAGATATGGCTTATCTAAAGAGACTATCAAGGAATTCAAGAAGGGTATTGAGCTTCTGAAGAAGGCTCAGGTTTATGCCCAAAGAATAGACTGGCTTCTTTCCGGTGATGATGGAGAAGATAATTTCCATCTACGTTTGAAAGAGGATTTGGCAAATCTTAAAAGTAAGAAAGGATAGATTATGAGTTGGAATTATCGTTTAGATACACCTATGATGCAATTAGCTGAAGAGGTGAATAAGAAATATGATACCGATGCTGGTAAGATGCTTCTTTGCACTTATCTCTTTATGGTATCAAGTGAAGAGGTCAAGGACAAGCAAGCTTTCTTTGATTGGGTAGAAGAATTGAGTAAGTCTAGCAAGTGTGATGCGGTAAGGGAGTACGTGGAAATCAAGGACAAAGCCGATTGGCTGCATGGTGGATTCTGTAAGCCGATTTACCGCCACTACAAGGGTAATTTCTATGAGTATCTTGGAGAGGTTACTGATAGCGAGACTTCTGAGGTAAAGGTTGCGTATCAAGCAGTGTGCGGACAGCATGAAGTTTGGGTGCGACCAAAGGAAATGTTCTTTGGTAATGTTGAGGTAGATGGTAAGCTAGTTCCTCGATTTGAGAAGGTAGATTTAAAAGACTTAGAGAAACAAGCCGAGATCAATGGACAGAAGAAAGATTAAGAGTTTGCTAGGTCTAGCAATCTTGCGAGTGAATGAAGTCGTACCGGATTTCGAAGACTTGAATAAGGTTCTTCCTTTGCTTAGACAGGCAATTGATGAATTAGATAAGTCTGATTCGGGTTCAGTTTAAAAAGGGTGGAAAATGGCAAATAAGCAGACGATAAAACCAAAGGTAGTTCCTTTTGAGATAGCCAAGCTTCTGAAGGAGGTTGGCTACGATGAGAAGATAGCCGAATTTTGGGCTTATGCTAGTCCTTGGACAGCAAAGGGTGGTATTCGTAAGGGTGGAAAATATAATGAGCATTACGGCAGTTATATCGCTTATTCAAATTCCGAGTGGGAGAAATCCAATATTGAGTTTTCTGCTGCCTTAAAGTTGAATAGTAAGCATCCGGCAATATCCGCTCCAAGCTATGATATGGTGTTAGATTGGCTTTTAGAGCATTTCGGTTACTGCATTTGTGTTGCAAACATTTCGAAAGGTAAGTTCTGTTGGCAAACTACATCATGGTGTGTAGAGGAAGGCTTGTGTCATACGGATGGTAAGGAATATTCCAGTAGATACAAGGCAATGGATGCCGCTTTCAAGAGTATCTTAAAGGCTCGCATTGAGAATAAAGATAACGAGGTAATCAAAAGACTTTTGGAGGAAATACAAGATGGAAAGAATTTATGATACTTTTGTACACGCAATAATGATGAAGTTAGAAGCTCGTTTATGTACTGAACTCGAATGTGTTTATAAGAATATAACAAACAAGATTGTTGAGAAGAAAGGTAAACTTACCAACGAAGACGTAATTGAGTTTCAGAAAAAACAACAAGAAGTGTACGACAGGAATGCTGCTATTCGTGAAGAGGTTACTGACATTAAAGATTCCAAGAAATGTATCTTAACTAAAGAAGCATGTGAAGAGTTAATAAAGCGACTTTGCGTGATTAATATAAAAGAAGATGAACAAGCAAAGAATGATAGAGTGGATAGCCACTTGTGATACAGGTGTCTCTTCAATGACTATGTGGAGTGCATTGATGGGGGTAAAACGAAAGAAAGATTTGGATATTCCTAAAGACAATAGTGACTTCCGTAGATGCTATGATATGGTAGAATACGGACACGTAACCTTGGATGAGCTACAAGTTGTAAAGAAGCAATATCCTTGGTTTGCTCCTGTTGTTGACAATTGGAAGGAATTGTCTCTTTTGTTTGAGGAAGAGTTGGACAAACGTTTGTATATACGAATCCGTCAGCTTTGCAAAGAGTCAGATGCTATCCGGTATGAGGTAAAGGGAGGACTTTATTATGAAAGGGGTTTTTGGTATAATGTTTAATTATTTAAAAGATAGAAAGAATGAATAAAGACAAATTAAAGGTCAGCTTTGAGATTGACCGCTACAAGGTAATTGGTATGCTTTCACGTAATTGTGAGAATGCTGAAGAGTACAACGAGATTATGGATATTCTTGAAGGCAAGAATGAGTTTGTGCGTGATGCGAATGGTAACGAGGAACTTGCAAGCCGCATTTGCAATTATGCTTTAGACTCTATCTTGGTTGAGAATCCAGATTTGGCTCTCCGTAAGCGTTTGGATAAGGAACAGAAAGGCGATGATGCTCCTGATGGAATTTCAAATGTTATCGAAATCAAAGGTGATGACGCAAAGAAACTTGTAGAAACTCTTTGTGGCATTCTCTACAAGGGTAAGTGATGTAAAATTCATCAAAAGAATATAAATAAACACTAAAACACTTGCAAGTATAAGAAAAAATGCTTATCTTTGCATCGTGTTTGAAACAGATGGCCTTCTGAGAGGTCGCTTCTACCATAAGTCAAGACTTAGGAGTTTACGGCATGGTTTCCACATTACCCAGTCCAGCTAGACTATAACAAGCAACTCTTATTAGGGTGAGAGACCCTAGTTGCTGCATTAGACAAGTGGTTAAGTCGCCAGCTTTTCACGCTGGTATTCAAAGGTTCGAATCCTTTATGCAGTACATACAAAATTGCCCTATGGTGTAATGGCAACACTACAGTTTTTGGTTCTGTCATTAGTGGTTCGAATCCGCTTGGGGCAACAAGGTGGAATTGGTATATGTTCCACAAAAGGTGCGATATTCAAGCGGTTAAAGAAGATAGACTGTAAATCTATTCCCATTGTGGGTTCGGTGAGTTCAAATCTCCCTTGCACCACGAGAACTTTTGTCATAATACGAGGAATGTAGCTCAGTAGTAGAGCACTTGGCTTGGTAACTAAGGGGGCGTTGGTGCAAATCCAATCATTCCTTTACGCTTTTGTAGCTCAGTGGCAGAGCATAGGATTTTTAATCCTAGGGTCGAAGGTTCGAATCCTTCCGTTGGCACAATGATACACAAGAAGAGAGTCGTGATGTTTGTTCTGTTGGAATCTCGGACATCTGTCAACGGGTAACGTAGGAAGCAGATGGAGTGAATAAAGTTGTGAATAAGCTTATGAACTAGGGGAACAAGCGGAATGGCTCTCTTTTGCGCTTCATTTGATGGTTTAACGAAAAATTGAAGAATATGAAAAGTCCGTTAAGAATGGCAGTTGCTTTAGAAAAGAACAACAAGGTATATCCAAAAGATGTACGGAAGTTCTTGCTGGGATTGTACGCCACGCTGCATTTGACAGATAACGCAACGGCTAAAGATATGGAAAAGCTGGTATATTATGCTTTTCGGAATGGTTACCTACTAGGTGTTAAGTCTGAAGGAGGTGATGACCAAAAAGCGTATGACAGACTACCGGATTTGGGAGTAGAAGAAGATATTGGTGATGATTTAAAAAGATAGTCGATAAAAATTGGTAATTAGTTAGTAAAGTTTTTTAGGCTTTGGTGTGTGAACATCGAAGCCTTTTACATATATAATAAGGTAAAATAAAAGCTGAAATGTTAACAAGACCCACATATCAGTTACGAAAGGTTAAAATACGAAAGAAAAACATTAAAAAACTTGCATGTTTCAAAACTTATTCGTATCTTTGCATCGTCAATCAAGATAAGTTGGTTGATTTGCCGAGTGACAAGTTTCACTCAATAAGGTGAGAGCGACACCAAGGGGTAAGACCCGAAACAACTAGCACAATTGATTATGTCTAAGCAGACTGGTTTTTCATTCGCAAGTTCAAAGAAGTCATTAATCGAGACTATTGACGAAATCAAGAAGTCAAAGATGCCTCGCAACGAAAAGATTGTTGCATTGAAGGCTTGCGGTCTTCGTGAGAAAGAAATCTCCGATATGTTGAAGGTTTGTGTGCCAAGCGGTTCAACTTCAACGAGATTCGTTTATACATTCGGTGTTGAGATAGAATGTGTTCATGCCGAGCGCAATGCCTTGATAGAGGCAGGTCGTCAGAATGGTGTTGATATTCATTCTGAGGGCTATAACCACACCGACAACAAGAGTTATTTCAAGATTGTTAGTGATTCTTCAGTTGGTGGTGATATAGACCCTAACGAGGTTGTAAGTCCGGTATTGAATGGCAATACAAATGGTATGGCAACCTTAAAGAAGGCTATCAAGTCTTTGGATGCCGTAGGTGCAAGAGTAAATTCTACTTGTGGTCTTCACGTTCATATTGGTGCAGCAAAGTTGACAGGTGAGCAGTATGTTAACGTCTTCAAGAATTATCAGAAACTTGAAAGATTGATTGATAGTTTTATGGCTCCTTCACGAAGAGGTAATTGCCGTTGGGCAGCCAGCTTGCTTGACAAAGATTTCTCTAATTGCCGTGGCAATTACGATATTAGACGTACTGTATTTCATGGAGACAGATATTACAAGGTCAATGCAGAGAGTTTTGCACGTCACAAGACTATCGAATTTCGTCAGCATCAAGGTTCAACCAATTACAAAAAGATTGAAATGTGGGTTAAGTTCTGCGCAAAACTTGTCGGTTGGTCTCGCAATAATGTCTTTGCTAGTGAGGTTATGAATATCGAAGATATACCTTTCTTGAATAAAGAAGAGAAGGCTTTCTTCCAGAGTCGTAAGGATGCATTTGCAACCAATAACGATTAATTAATGTAGTCCTAGGGTAAAAGCCCTAGGACACAAAGAAATCAAAGTATTATTAAGAAAAAGAAAGGGTAAAGATATGTGTGTTATTATTGTATGTCCGAAAGGTGTTGCTTTGCCATCTGTAGATGAGCTAAAGGCTGCGTATATGAGAAATCCAGATGGTTGCGGTTTTGTGAGCGAGTCTGACCATTACAAGAGTTTGCATTTCTCTACATTTATCCGTAGATTGATGAAGCGAGATATAAATGAGAATGTAATCATACATTTCAGATTTGCTACACATGGTTCTGTCTGTGTCAAGAATTGCCATCCATTCTACAAGGCAGGTTATTGGTTCGCACATAATGGAGTGCTCCCGATTTGCTCCGAGCATGATAAAACAGATAGTCAAATTTGTTTTGAACGTTTCATTTATCCTACTATCAAGAAATATGGTTGGGGTTCTGATGAACATATGAAAGAAATGAACAAATGGACAGCTCATGGTTCTAAGTTTGCAATGTTGCATAATGGTGAGATTGTGAAGTCCGGTAAATTCATAGAGCGTGATGGGCGGTTCTATTCTAATTTGAATCATTTGGGTTATATGAGAAATGTTATAAACTTTTAGAAGATTAATGTTTAGGTTCTTTTTATTCGACAAGCGTCAGATGTCCGTGAGGATATTTGGCGTTTTTTTTGTTATATAAGGAGTTCTGTTTTGTGTAGCTATTAATTATTCGTTTATGTGATGAAATAGCCTTAAATCGCTTAGAAATGCCGTTATTACTCACTTTTGCTTAAAAGTGAGATACTTGCAAATGATTTAGTGCATTTATTATTCTTTTCGTATTATCTTTGCACTAGTTTTAACAAATATATCGAAAGAATGAAAGATAAAATTTTCCAGTTACTAAAACAAGAGTATAAGTCTCTTGGGTTAGGTGATGAAGTTCTTCAGGCACATGCCGAAATGCTTGATAAGATGGGGCTTGTTACTGATGACAACATCGAGACAGTGGTTGCTAGTCAAAAGAGTTTTTTGGAGTCCTTGCAAAAGGACAATGACCGCAGAGTTACCGATGCCAAGAAAAAGTTCGAGGAGGCACAGAAGGCTAAAGAAGATGCTGAACGCAAGGCTGCTGAAGAAGAAGCCAAGAAGAAAGCTGACGAAGAAGCCAAGAAAGCCGCTGAAGAAGCCGAAAAGAAACGCTTGGAGGAATTGGCAAAGAAAAACGAAATGCCGGATTATCTCAAAAAATACTTTGAAGAGCAAGCAGCAGAGAAGAAAGCTTCAGATGAAGCAAGAACCAAGGAACGTGAAGAGTTCAAGAAACTCGTTGAGACCTTGACTCAGAAGAACACAGACCAAGCCAAGACTTACAACGAACAGATGGAGACGCAAAGCAAGACCATTAAGGAATTGCAAGAAACTATCCAAAAGCAAGCTGAGGAGGCTAAGGCTAAGGAAGAGGCTGCTGCGAAGGCAAAGGCAAAGGCAGACCACGATGCGAAGATTTTATCAAAGGCTAAGGAGTTGGGCATTCCCGAAAGTCGTATCAACGAGGGTTTCACCTTGAGCGATGATGCTACAGATGAAGCTATCGAAACATACCTCTCCAAGGTAGCGAACAACTACAAGGCGTTGCAACAACCACAATTCGGGGGCAGCTATCGTGCTAGCGAGGGCGAGCCAACAAAGGAGGACGTTGACAATGTAGCCGCATCATTAGTTCAGTCACTTTAAAAATTGAAAAACATGAATCAGGAATTGAAGACTACAAAAAAGCAAATTGTCTTTGGTGAGGATTCCGTCATTATCCAGAAATGGGAAGGCGACATCAAGGGCGGTCGTGCTTTGGATTGGACAGGCGTAAAAGATGAAGTTATTTACGCAGGTCGTGTTATCGTGACAGATGGTAAGGGAACTTACAAGCCATTGCCTATTGAAACAGACAATTATAAGGCTTTGGGTACTGCCAGTGACCCATTGGAGCATTACAAGTATGCGGGTGTTCTCTATCGTTCCATTCTGAACGGTGAGCCAGCGGCAATTATGACTGCTGGACAAGTTAACAAGGTAGCAGCTAAGGCTGCAAATGGTGCAGACTTTCCGGATGCGTTCCTTACAGCTATGCCAAAGATTGCTTTGGTTAGCGATGAGGATGCAAACAAGTTCGATGAGTCTGATGCAACAATGGACAAAGACTAAAAGAAGGAGGATAACAGATGGAAAAATCACTTTATTTTCAGTTGGTCAATAAATACTTCCCACAACTTGTTGCAAGTGTAGTAGAGAAGTTGAACGGCAAGAATCAGACTGCATTGACCTATATGTACCGAGACCACTTGACTAACACATATAGTCAGGACGGACGCTGGGCATCAATTACTGCGGAATACACACGAGTTGCTGCTGATGTTGTATCAATGGATGCAGAACTTCCATTGAAGAGCCGTGATAAGGTTTCAACCGCTGAGGGTCAAATCCCAAAGGTTGGTATGAAGCTTTACATGTCAGAGAAGCAGCTTAAGGATTTGGATAACATGATTGCGCAACGTTTGCCTCAGCCACAGATTTTGCGTAACTTGTTTGCAGACCTTCCTCGTTGTATTCAGGCGGTTTACGAGCGTATTGAAGATATGTTCCTCAGTGAGCTGTCAACAGGTGTAGCTTTGGCGACTCGTTCCGGTGGTACTGGTGTCCGAGTTGATGTAGGTTTTGCCGAGAAAAACAAGTTCGGTCACGGTGCTAAGGCTTGGGACGCAGAGGATGCAACCCCACTTGATGACATCCAATTGGTTTACGACAAGGCGATGGACGACCAAAACACCATCACTACTTGTTATCTTGATGATTACACAATCAAGTTGCTTGGCAAGAACAAGCAGGTTCGTGCTCAGTTTGCCTTCAATCAAGGCATTGCACTTAGTGGGGATAACAGCAACATTCCTATTTTGAGCTTTGAGCAGATTGCGTCTATCTTTAGAAATAAGTGGCAGACCAACTTGGTACGTGTAGCCCGTACAATCAAGACCGAGATTAACGGCAAGAAGGGAACACACAACCCTTGGGCTAAGGGTCACATGACCTTTACATGCTATGATAACCTTGGTGATTTGTTCTGGACTAACGTAGCCGAAGCTACAAGACCAGTTGCAGGTGTTACTTATCAGTCAGCCGATGAGTATATCTTGGCTAGCCGTTATTCTACTAACGACCCACTCCGTGAGTTCACTAGCTCACAAGCAATGGTTGTTCCTATCTTGAATAACGTTGATGCCATCTACTCTTTGGACTCAACACAAGCGGTAGGTTAGGCTTATGAGAGGTGAGGTAATTAGTCCGTTCCGTGATAAGTTCCATTTTAACACCATCTATGAAGTTGGTGCAATCTTGGACTTTGACGAAGAACGCATGAACTCCCTTATCGAACGTAAGCTTTGCAAGATGTTGGAGGTGCAGGATGATAACCATTCTGCACCTCTAAAAGACGATAAGGAAATTAAAGATACTCCTAAAAAGGAAGTCTTGAATGATGGAAAAGAAAATCCTGTAAAGGAAGAAGAAAAGAAGTCAGAAGAGACACCTAAGAAGGAAGTTTTGAAGGAGAAGAAGGAGAGCAAGCCTAAAAAGGAGAAAACCTCAAAAAAGGATGCTGCCGAGTCAACCGAAGAGAATTCCCAAAAGGAGAATGTAGAAGAAGAACTTGACGAAAAGACTAAGAGCGAGCAGGAGGCTGCAAAGAAAATCGCTGAGGCTATGAGTCAGGCTCAGAAATAAGGATGTCACATGAAGATAAGAGAATACATTTCGCAGAAGTTGCGTGCTTGGAACATTACCGATGCCCAATTGGAAGATATATCGTCAGGTATAGACCTTGACGAAGAATATACGTCTGATAATTCCCAGGTTGTAGGCAAGGCGATGATTTCCGTAATCGAGGAACTTATGCTTGCCCCATATATGAGCAATGTGAATGAAAATGGATTCTCTGTCTCTTGGGACTACTCTAGGATAGGACAATACTATATGTGGCTTTGCCGAAAATATGGTGTTGCTCCGGATAATGAAGTGGTGGCAGCTTTAGGGCTTTCCACTATCACGGATAAGTCTGATATTTGGTAAATGTCTAGGTTATGTTATATTCCCCTCATATATTAAAGAAGAAGTTCGTGAATAAGGTTGTCAACAAGTACAACGAGGTCATTGGCTCTTCTGAGGAATGGAAAGAAATGGGGCGTTGTCGGTGCGATGACAACTCTACCGAGCATTTCACTACCGAGAATGGTAGCATATATACACCGAAATATCATATTGTTTGTGACAAGTGCCAGATTTCCGAAGGTGATGAAGTCAAGGTCTATTCCGATGATGGAAGCTACCGAGGAGGTGGAAAGGTCTATAATGCCCCTAAGTGCAATTATCTTGGTTATATGAGTATCTATGTCTGATGTTATAAAGGATGAGATAGACGCTTTCTTTGCACAGGGAGAAAGGGAAGTAGATGAATTTCTTGATAGGTTAGGTAAAACTGCTGTTGAGTTTGATAAGACTAACGGAAACTACCGAAACCGCACAGGTAATCTCAGAAGGTCTAACTATAGTAATGTACATGACCACACCTTGACCCTTGGCAACAAAGCGGAATATGCGTCTGATGTTTCCTCTAGGGGGTATGATGTTATAGATTCGGGTATTCAGTATATCAAGAAAGAAATCGAAGATATGCGATGATAACAGAAATAGATGCTGGTCATGTAATCTATGATGACTTGGAACTTATGGGATTGGAACGAAGACTGAAAGGACATCTGATAAAGGGTGGACTTGAAGGAGAAAGACCTATGGTCGGTGAGAAGATTCCTGATGAAGGCATGATAGTAATCATTCCTAAGCGCATGAGTGCAGATAAGACATATTTCAACGATTGTACTATAGAGGTAAACATATTGCTCAAAGATATAGAGGGCGAGGCTAATCCTCAATTGAACGAGCTTTTAAAGAAGGCTATTCAAACCCTGTCCGACAATGAGGTCGGAAAAGTTGAGGATGTATGGTATCGTTATTCTATCCGCTCCCACGGCATAGAGCAAGAGAGTAGGTTGAGTTGCCATTACGCAAACATTACTATTGATTTTGAAACATTAAACGTAACATAAGATGAAACCATTTATTGGAATCAAGAGAATTTGGTATGGTGCTCCTCTTACCGAGGCAAATACACCTGCTAAGTTGGCTGCATGGTTGAAAACCGCTACAGAGGTTAAGAACAGCCATGAGGGAACATGGGGATATTCTCAGGATGACCCTAGTGTTACCGAGTACAAGAACGAGCTGAACGGACAGGTTTACTATCGTGACAAGACCGATGAGGGTGCTAAGACAATTACATTCTCTATTGGTGTCTTTTCATGGAAGAACAAGGTAGACTTGCAGGGTGGCAAGATGTATGATGCAACAGGCGCAGAGACCACAACGGAGACAGACGCAGTAGGTTGGTCTTCTAGCCAAGATTTGGCAAACATTAACAAGTGTATTGTTGCTCAGACCAAAACAGGAAACTACATCGTTTTCTCAAATGCGGCTATCGTAGCCAAGGGAGACCAGCAGGACAAGAATATCACTTTGGGTATTTCTGCCGTTGCTATGGAAAGTGAGACCGATGGTGTGGCTGGCGAGTACCAATGGGAAGGTTCTGCGGTTGTGGAACAGGGATAAGAAGACATAGGCAACAAATGATAGAGGGGGATGGTGTTAAAGCCGTTCCCCTTTTTTAATATTCAGAACCATGAGTAAGGCAAGTAAATTAGTTGCGGATGCAATTCTTGGAGAGGACTCCGTAACAATAATGGTGAATGGAAAGACTTATTGTATTTCACCACCTACAATTATAAAATTGGTCAAGGCGGCTAAATACCTTAATAGTTTTGAAGAGGGCAAGACCTTAGCGGAAGTCTTAGGCATGCTTAAGAATTTGTATGATGCTTGTAAGGCGTTGTCCATATTCATACAAGGCGATGAATCCATTAGTGATGAATTATCTAAAGGAACGTTTGAAGAGGTTGTCAATGGCTTACAAACGGCTTATTCCTTAATCTCTATAAAGGATTTTCAGACGCTATCAATTTTGGCGAAGAGTGCGGCAAGGATGATAGCAAAACCACGACCATAGGTAACGATACACTCTTAGGGCAGATTGCATCTTTTATGGATAGTCTGCACTTATCTTACCAAGAAGTCGTGAAAGAGATACCTTATAGAAATTTATTACTGATGGCAAAAGACAAGCAAAGAGTAGCATGTGGTGATGTAATGTATGAGGTAACGGAAGAAGAATTTGGAATGAACTTCAAAAAAGGATAAGTTTAAAATAATGCAAATAAAACATTAAAAGCACTAAAACATATGCAAGTTAGCGAGATATTATTTATCTTTGCAAGCGCAGAACAAAAAAGGATAAAATGGCGATTTAAGAAATTGATAAGATATTAGAGACACGAAACCCGATGGACTATACCGAAAGGCAGTCCGAGTCACTATTCCTTTGACTTTGCAATCGGTAGTTTCGTGTTTTTGTTTTTAAGATAAGATGCAAGACGTAAGGTTAATATTCGAGATACTGGTTTCTATGTTGCTTTGCGTTTGTCTCATATTGCTTGCTGTAAGTAGATATAGGCAAAAGAAAAAGCGTGAAGAACCAGAGCGAAAGGAAATGGACTTGATAGACTTCTTTTCTTTGGGAGGAGTTGCCTATTATTGGAACAAAGGTGGTAAGCAGCAGAAATGCTACACATATGAAGAATTTCTGAAAATCAAGGCTGACTACGTGGAGCTTTGGTTGAATCAGAATAGATATATTTTTAACTCTCAATTAGATAGCGATGATATATAAAGTATATGTTTTGTTGCCGACAATAGTTGTATCAGATGGTATTGTTGGTATAGCTTGGCTGGGAAAGGTTTTTAGCTGGCGATATGGAAAGAACAAGAAAAAGAGCAAGAATGTGTCCTTAATGATAGGATATAACACAGGAATGTCTCTTAAGTCAAAAATAGACGATAACGCTGCAGATGATTATTTAAGACGCATTGCCGAAGAAAACAGAATCTAAATTCAAGGGGTAGAGTCCCTTTTTTACAACCATATTACTTGTGGTTATTTTTATACATCGGTTTTTATTAACGATTGTTTTTTTATGGTAGATAAATGTATAAAAACGAGCACAAGTTCCCTTATAGATGGACTAAAAAAGATGCTAATTTCACAAAAGACAAAGGTAAGGTGATGTCTTGCTTTTGTTGTGGAGGAGGTAGTTCCTTTGGATATAAGCTAGCTGGCTACGATGTTGTAGCCTGTAATGAGATAGACCCAAAGGTTATGAAGATGTACTTGAAGAATCACGATGTCAAGTATGCTTTCAATTGTGATATTCGTGAGTTGATTGCCAATATCAATATGGGGGGGCGTATTATGAAAGAAGAGCTTCATAATTTGGATATACTGGATGCTAGTTTTCCTTGTTCGGTATTCAGTATTGCAGGTGACCGCCAAAAGGCTTGGGGAAAGGAAAAAGTATTCCGAGAAGGTCAGAAGGCGCAAAGGCTTGACGATTTAGCTTTCTACTCAATCGACCTCGCTAAAGAACTAAAGCCAAAGGTAGTAGTTTTTGAGAATGTTCAAGGTTTATTGCAAGGTGAAGCCATCGAGTACGTAAAGGAGATTTATAGACAGATGGATGATGCCGGATATATCTTGCAGCATTGGCTTCTCAATGCACGTAACATGGGTGTTCCTCAAAACAGACCTAGGGTCTTCTTTATTGGGTTACGTAAAGACCTTTGCGAGCCGTTTATGGTTCAAAAGGATTTGTTCGAGCGAGTGCCTAAGATAGATATGGACTTCAACGAGAAAGAAATTGTCTTGGATGAGTTTTCTGACTATTGTGGAAGGCAAATACCTAAAGGAATGATGAAGTATTGGGAGCATAGAAATGAGAAAGATAATTCTATCGGTGATATTGTCAAGCGGATGGATAATCGTCTTTCTATGTTCAATAACATGTTTCTCAAAAAGAACAAGGTATGCAATACCATATCAGCAATGGAGGATAGACTTGTGTATTATGATAATCCAAGTTATCTTTCAGCACATGATACGATTTTAGCATCAACATTTCCGATGGATTATGACTTTAATGGCATGAAACCTTGGTTTGCTTGCGGAATGTGTGTTCCTCCTGTTATGATGGCTAATGTAGCTACAAGAATCTGGGATTGTTGGTTATCAAAGATTAAAAAGGAGGAATGCGCATGATAACAGCAAGTATGACTTCGGGTGAGATGCGTAGAGTACGAAACTTAGATGAAACAAGAATCTATGAGTTTCAGATGCGAAAAGCTAATGAGCTTAAACGTGAAATGAAAAGACAGAAAGTTAGGCAAATAACAAAGACCTTTGAGTTTGCTACACCAAATGCCGATTATTTCATAGTGGTAGGTGTAAAACATGGTGATGTCTTTGCTTCCGGTGTATTCATTTATCTGAAGGAGACTAACGAGTATCTTCCTATGAGCAGAAATGAAGGATATAGCGAGGATTGTTTTGCTATGAGCGTTCATTTTATGAAGAGGTTTGCTGAAAGGTTTTTGAAAAAGGATTTACCGATAGCAAAGATATTACAAAAGATATATACATCGTTTACAGGTGCGATTCAGCTTTATGGCGATGACAAGACTAAAAGGGTGGTGTTTGCTATTCCTGAAGGTCTGATACTCACCGAGTATGATCAAGATAAGCATATTATACACTACAAAACCTTTGTAAGCATGGATATGCTAAAGAAGACACAGAAGCGAAGTTACGAGAAGATAAGTGCATTTCTCATGGAGTCTTGTCAGCAAATAGCTAAAGCAAGAGAAACCGGAAATGACGAAAGGCTGTGCGTTGTGTACAGAAGGTTTTACAATGATATTGATTTGCTAGATACGAAGGAGGCACAAGCCATATATTCAAGTTTCTTTGAAAAAGGAGGTAACAATGAAAGATAAATGTATAACAAGGTTTCTTGGTGATATAAAGCCTATAAAGAATTACGAAAGGTATTATGTTAGCAAGCTGGGACATGTTTTTACTATTGGGAGAACGTCTCAATTAAAGGAAATCGTACCTTGCAAGACACCAAAAGGTTATCTGAAGGTATGGCTTTACAAGAATGGAAAGCGCAAGATGTTTTATATCCATCGTTTGGTAGCTCAGGCTTTCTTGGAGAATCCAGAAGCGTTGCCGATGGTGAATCATAAGGATTTCGACAAGACGAATAACGATGTAGACAACTTGGAGTATTGCACCGCAAGATACAATGTGATTTATTCTGCTATAGCAAAGAAAACCTCTTCCGAATACTTGGGTGTGACTTGGAATAAGAGTGTAAGAAAATGGCAAGCGCAGTATCAGATAGGTAAAAAGAAAATATATATAGGTTGCTTTGATACGCAAGAAGAGGCTCATGAAGCTTATGTTAACGCTATAAAAGAGATTTGATATGCTTGAATTTGATAGAATATACAATTCCGACTGCATAGAAGGAATGAAACAAATAGAGAGCGGGAAAGTAGATTTAATTGTTACTGACCCACCATATTGTATCTCCTATAAGACCGGATGGAGAGCAGACGACCATCGTTTCTCTAAGAAAATACTCAATGACGATAATGAGCAATTGATTATTGATTATATGAGCGAATGCTACCGAATTTTGAAGGATGATAGTGCTGCTTATATCTTCTGTAGTGCCAAGACCTTGGACTTTTTTATGCAACAAGCGAGGCACGCAGGGTTTACCATTAAGAATGTGCTCATTTGGCGAAAGAACAACCATACGGCTGGAGATTTAGAGGCGCAATATGGTCAATGTTACGAGCCAATCTTGTATTTGAATAAAGGCAGACGAACCATAAATGGCAAGCGTTTGGAGGACGTATGGGACTTTGATAGAGTTCCATCAGATAAATTGGTACATCAGAACGAGAAGCCAATCCCCTTGCTTATGCAATGCATTTTGAAATCATCGGACGAAGGCGACTTGGTGTTTGATGGTTTTATTGGTTCAGCAAGTACAGCTTTGGCGTGTTTGAGAACGAACAGGAAGTTCATCGGTTTTGAATTGGATGTTGATTATTTCAAGGTGGCGCAAAGAAGAATTAAGGAAGAAATGTTTAATCAAAAAGATATGTTTGGATATGATGGAACTGAATAATATATACCAAGGAGATTGTCGAAAGCTTTTGAAACTGATTGATAGCGATAGCATAGACCTCGTATGTTCCGATGTGGCTTATCCGGTTCAGTCTAGGGGTGGCTCAGGGAGTATGGGAGGATATTGGACGGAATCTCAAACAAGAAAGGGCAAGATATTCAAGAATAACGATATTGATATTTCGGACTACATCAATGATTTGTACCGGATATTAAAGGACAGGTCGCATTGCTATCTGATGTGTAATGATTATAATTTAATGCACTTTCTTGATGTGGTCGGAAAAAGTGAGTTCCATTTTACCAAATGCTTAATATGGGATAAGTGCGCAAAAATATGTGGCCGCTATTATATGGCACAGAAAGAGTATATCATCATGCTACGCAAAGGTGGTGATAAACCGATAAATGAATGTGGTACATCTGATATTCTGAGTATTCCTATTCCAACGAACAAGCGCAAGGATAAGGATGGTTTGATTAATCAGACTGAAAAACCAGTAAAGTTGATGGAGATACTAATCAGAAACTCGACAAATGTTGGTGATGTTGTTCTAGACCCATTCATGGGGAGCGGTACAACGGCAAGAGCTTGCGTAAACCTTGAAAGAAAGTATATAGGCTTTGAAATAGACCAGCGTCAAGTAGATTTTGCCAATAACGAATTAAAGAATATGAGTAGGCAGTTAAGTCTGTTTTGAAACTATGGATATGTGCAAGGTGTTTTGTTGCAATCCTGTTGTAAGAAATGGGAATAAAGAAACAACGGATGCTCTTATAAGAGCTATGAGAGACGAAGCCTTAAAACGAGGGTTGGTACGTGATGAATTGATAGGTTTTTGCACCCGATTCTTGAGAGAAGGCGAAATCAAAGCTTGTATAGAGCATTTGCTAGATAATTTCAAACGTTATTTTTGGAGGTATCATTGATATGAGAAGAAGAAAGTTGAACAAGTCTCCAGTGCTAGGCTTCTGCGGATTTGTTATCGGTTACGAATGCAAGGAAAAGGGAATAAAGCTGATGGAGTGCGATAAGGCGCAAGCAGATGCAATCATAGTTCCTCATCACTTTTCACACAAGGTAACGAAGAATAGTTGCTTGAATCTTTTGGTATTGTATAAGGATAAGATAAGGGGTGCAATGCAAATAGGGTATGGAATCCGACCGCACATCAAGACTGAAAAGGGCGAAGTGTTGGATTACCATCAAGTGAGGGAATTTGACAGAATGTGGCTGTCTGATGATATGCCAAAGTTTAGCGAGACGATTTGCCTATCTCTCTTGCATAAGTATATTAGGGCAACACATAAGGAAATCAAGTACCTTATATCTTATGCCGATACGTCCATAGGAAACAAGGGAACTATATATAAAGCTGCAAACTATGAGCATATTGATACCATTAAGGCAGATTTCTATGTGTTACCAAGTGGTGAGCGTGTGCATCCGGTTACGATGTGGCATCGGCACAAGACAAGAGCATGGGAGGTTCTAACGAAGCTATACCCAGGAATAAAAAAGGCAGAAGGGTTTCAACTTAAATTTCTGAAGAAGTTATGAAGAAAAGAAATAAATGTATTCCTCGTCATTTGCATCCAGATCCTGAGCATTGGGTTAGAAAGGGTCAATCTTGGAAGGCGAAGGTAACTTATGAAAGCGAGGATGATGCTTGGGAGTTTCTAAATCAGAATTCGAAGTTGAAGGCTTCCGGCTGGCATCCTTACTTATGCAAGGTTTGCTCAAAGTGGCATATTGGTAGGTTACATAATTAACGATTATGAAAAAAGAAGATAGACTTAAAATATATCGCAAATACGATGGGCATTGTGCTTATTGCGGCAAGAGTATAGAGTATAAGGATATGCAGGTTGACCATCTTGTTCCGAAGAATCGAGGGTGTTACTCTCGGTGGAGCGACAAGGCGGGAAAGTTTGTCGTATCCCATGGCGATGATTCCATGGAGAACTATATGCCATCTTGCAGGTCTTGTAATCTTCGTAAGCGTGATATGAGTTTGGAACAATTTCGCTCAGAGATTACTAAACAGGCTAAAGGATTGCTTAATGGTAAGGCTTCTTTCCAAGTAAAGATGTCGCTTGCTTATGGTTTAATCGAAGAGCACTTTGATAGACAAATTGAGTTCTACTTTGAGAAATTTAAATAGTTGAGAATATGAAGAAGTTTAAGAAGTCGATAGAGATTAGCACTGAGAATATTTCAGACGTTCTTCAAGTGCCAATTGTTACAAGTTTATACAAGACTAAGAATTTTAAAAATCCTTGTCTTGAAGGTCGTAGCGTTCCTTATGATACTATAGCATTGATGTATGTTCATATCGAAGGCTTTGATAGCGATTTTTGTATTGACCAAGGCAACATTCTCGCTCTTGATATTTGCGATACTTGGTATGCTTTTTCGAGGCGTGGATGGGATAAACATAAAAACGATGAGGTATGAAGAAAAAAGGATATTACGAATACGAAAACGGAATCTACCCTTTGAAACTTTGGGTACACATTGGTAAAGACTTGAAAGAGCTGATAGATTCCTGCTTTGACAAATGTAAGGCTCCCGATATTGATTACGGCGGCGTTACGTATTCCGATGCTGTCAGAAAGAGCGACAGAAGGCGCGGCGTTCTTGTATCGTTTCCGTGTCAGAAGGTTATGTCGATGAACTATTGCTGCCATGAAGCTTCTCACGTCTGCGATGCCATCGAGGAATATACTGACTTGGAACACGGCGGCGAGCCTTCTGCCTACCTGATGGGTTGGATTGCGTCTTGCATCAACAATGCTCGTTTGGGTATTGGCGATTTCGTTGAAATCGTAAATAAGGAAGAAAAATAGCCCAAAGGCAAAATACCCTTTGGGGGTTACCCCATCACTATATATAATAATGTAGTGGTGGGGATTTTTTTGTTAACGTCAGCAAATTATTTGTTCGTATCATTATAGAGTGTTAAAAGATAGAAGAAATACATTAAATAATTTGCATATTTCAATAATTCTTTGTATCTTTGCATCGTAATTAAGAAATAAAGGTTACTAATTAAAAATGGTGAGACACACCTTAAAAACTGTAATAAGAAAATGAAAAAGTTTTTTGAAAACTTATCTGAAAAGTTTAATGATGCGGCTTTTGAGGCGCAACTTGATGATTTTACTTGCGAGTTTGATGCTATTAACAAACCTGCTGAAATCGTGGTGTCCGTTAAGAGTAGAAAGGTTATCCATTCATATGGAAATATTTCTTCTTATCCATATTACAATGTAGATAAGATTAATATCTATAATGAAGACGGAGAAGACGTTTCTTCAAAATATCCTTTGTTCTGCCAAAGAGTTAAGGATTGCGTGCCTTCTTATAAAGATGTAGAGAATGACTTGATGGAGGCAAATATGAGCGATACCGAGCTTTATTTCGGCTCAGAGGCTAATTATTTGCATTACAAGTATGGTAACTAAATGGTTTGGATATGGAGTACGGAAATAAGTTTGTAGGTCTTTCATCTGTAACGAGTCACGACCTTGAAATATTAAGGTATGAACTAGAGTATGGATGGAAATTGGCTATTATGCCAAATGATGTATGGTACAACTAATTACGTTTAAGATTTCAAATTATGGCATATTATAAAGTTAGTGTAGATGTATCGGATTTATTCGATGATATGCTCGTCCACGCACAGAAGAGTTTTCTTATTGACAAGTTTTGCTCTTTAGCAACAGACCAGCAGATAGAGGTAGTAAGCGAAATGCTGGAGAACCTTAATGGCGACCAGACAGCCAAAGTTATAGAAGACGCTTTTGACAACTTGCATGAGCAAGCCCAGGAGCACGTAATCAACTATGTGAAAGGGTAAGGTTATGATGTTTGGTAAAATGATAACTCGCAGATGTCTGCTTACGCTGAGTGGGGGGGCAAAGATTCAAGCCGTTCTCACGATGCCGAAGCCGACAAAGCCCATTTTCCCAAAGGAAATGGAGCGTCAGTTTATTAAGAGTTTTAATGAATCGCAGCCAGATATGGTTCATAAGGTTATTAAGTGTCACATAATGAGAAATTAATGATATGGAAAAGAATATTAATTTAGCGAAAATCTTAAATGGTAAGCCAGTAAATACGAAGTTGTGGTCTCCCTTATTTGGAGATGTATATACTTCAAGCATATGCAGCGAAGATACTATAATAGTAGTAAATCACCATGCTGAATCATCTTCTTTCTATAATAATGGCAAGTACTTTGATCATGCAGAAGCAGAACCTCTATTGTTCCCATCAAAAGAAATGCGTGATTGGAACAAATTTGCTTGGCAGAAGGGCGATATCTTGGTTAATGAGAATAATGCGCATATTATCTTCGAAAAGTTTACAGATGATACATATACAACCTTTATAGGTAGACATTATCTTAATAAGAATTATAAAAATTATGTCCCAGGACGCTATACTTGTGTTACCCAACATTTTCATATTGAAGAAAGTAATGCTGCTCAAATCTATATATATAATATTGAGGAAAAAATTGGTGGCAAACTCGATCTTAAAACTTTGGAAATAGAAAAGCCTAAGTGTGAGTTTAAGACATTCGATAAAGTATTGGGGCGAAATGAGAAAGATGATGTATGGGAAGCTGACCTCTTTTCTCGTTATAAAGAAGAATCACAATATCCTTTTCGTTGTATCGGATTTAGTCGTAAGTATTGTATTCCTTACAACAAAGAGACAGCACATCTACTAGGAACGACTGATGAGTGGAAAGGAGGTGAGGGATGAAAGGATTATGTAGTTACTGCTCCAGATATTTTTTTGTAGCAAAAGACCCAAACAAAATGAGGAGGATGTAATACTTTGTTCAAGCTTTACCCAGAATAATGATAACGAAGAAAACATTTGGGAGCAGAGAAGATATGAGATAGCAAAAGATGTTGCAGCAGGTCTTGTACAACGTCCTAACTCTACGTATGACAGTGTTGTTAATTCTGCCATCAAAATCGCAGATAAATTAATAGAACGTTTAAAGGAGAAATAAGTTATGATAGACGATAAGAAAATAGAAGAAGAAGCTACTAATTATGCACAAGATGGGTATAATAACTATGATGACAATATACAGAGGATCATAGAAGAAGCTTTTAAATCAGGTGCTACATGGATGCAAGAAAAATTCTTGAAAGAGTTATGGCATCCTGCTAATGAAGAGCCAATTGCTAATACAAGTCCAATATTATTTGATGGTAGAGATAGGGAAGGATATCAAATTGTTAAAACTAGCTTCTTTAGAAGTTCTTATTGGAATAAAACTGTTGAATATTATGGTATTGTTCGTTGGCTTTATATTGATGATTTGTTTACAAAGGAAGGAGGTGAACAATGAAAACATTTGTATTTGATGTTATGCTCGACGGAAGATTCATCTGCACATTAAAGTATAAATATTGTGCGCTCTTCCCGATAGATTTTGAAGATTTAGAGAAGTTCGTCCTCCAAAAGAGACCTACTTTGAAAGGCAAGGATTTTAGAATAGCGTTTTGATTATGGAAGAACTTAAAGTTGGAGAAAAAGTAACACTTGAAGTTATTGAGCAGGATGTTTGTAATGGCTGTGATGATTGCTTCTTTGGCTATGATGATACATGCTATAACCCGACCTATAATGGTTGGGGTGATGGATTTCTGTGTGAACCTGAAGAACGTTCTGACGGAAAACATGTAATATTCAAAGAAGTTAAGGAGTAAAGCGTATGAATGGATTGTTATCAATGATTGGAATGCAAACTGAATTAGATTATCTAATAGGTGACTTCGCTGCGTGTTTTGGAGGTACACCGTTAGCTATTCCGAAAGTCAATATTCCGTCTGACAAGCAGAAGTGCCAGCCAAAGGCATAGCATGAGTTCACCATCAAGGGTGTTAAGATTATGGCAGCTTCTAAGAAGGATGCCATAAAGAAGTACAAACATTTAAAAGGAAAGTAGTATGGTAATAAATTTTAATCCTAAGTATATACCAGGAGATATTGTGTATAACCACAAAAAAGAAATAATAAGAATTACAAGTTCTTATTTAAAAGGTACTAAATTATTCTATTATAGAGATGGAGAATGTGGTTGGATTAGAGAGGATGCTATAAAACCAATTCCTCTTACTCCTGAGATTCTGGAGAAGAATGGATGGAAAAAGAATAAAGATGGTTATTTTAATGATTCTTATCATATAAGACTTTGTGAAAGTAGTACTAATTATGTTGCTTATAAAGTAGTAAATAATTCTATTGTATGGTTAAGAGCTGTAGAAAATGTTTCTGATTTACAACATCTTCTTTTCGGTCTAGGACTTAACTCAGAAATGGAGGTGTAGTATGGCATTAGAAGTTGTAGTTTTAGATAAGGATGAATATAATGCACTTATTGATAATCAAGCTGACGAAGATGAATTAGAGTATTTGAAAGCTTGCCAATATGCTTTAGAAAGTTTTAATAAAGTCAGAGGCTTATGCCCTAAGTGTAAAAAATCCGTTATAATAGATGGATGGGTTTGTCCTTATTGTGGGTATGATTCAAGTGGTGAAGGAGAATTATATAAATATGGTGATTAACGCCTTCGGGCATAATAGATAGAATATGACAGTAGAAGAATTAATTAACGAATTATCAAAGGTAGAGGATAAGACTATGGAAGTCAACTTCCCATATTCTCATGGTACACAAGAGAATGGGAACCCCATGAATGTTGATAGTATATCAGTATTTGATGATTGTGTTGTGATTTATTAACCATCCTGCAAAGGATATAAATAAATAGTAATATGAAAAAGATTATTTTGGCAGCCTTAGTCGTTGCAAGTTTGTTCGCTTCTTGCTCTAGCGAGAAGACTTTTAAAAAGAAAGATGGCTCTACGATTACAGCAAAGCCTTATGGCTGGGCTAGTAAGGAAAACAAAGTAGAAGGTGTTAACTACGAGTTGAATGCTCCAGATGTTGTAGCATCTATCATCTTCGCCCCATCTGTTATCGCTCCAGTTTTACTGACAGCTTACGATGTATGGGAGCCAGTATCTTATACTGAGCCATCTAAGTAA